GAAGGACCCGCATACGGCATCACAACACCAGGAGGCAACGCCCCGATAGTGCCGCCAATACCGTTAGAAACCCCCATCAGACTTCCTTCTCCCAACCCACAGCAGTCACAGTCACAACCGACCCAGTATCCGCATACCCGAACAACTGCTCAGTCGCCGTCATCGTCAACGCCGTATCCCAAATAATCGTGTCACCACCAGCAATCGGCAACGCAGAAAAAATCCGGTTCGCAGCCGTCGCAGCCGACCCCACCGCCAAATAAAAGATTCTGTCCGAACCATCCGTGTTGCAGATAGCGAACTGCTTGATAACCCACACCCTTGCCGAAGGCACAGCCGAACCGACCGAAGCGTTAGCGTTCGTCAAAGCAACCGGCCCGACAAGCCGTTTCTCAGTCCTGTCGCCTACAGCCATGTCATGCTCCTACATCTGTCGTGATAATCGCCGTGAACTTCGAGTCGTTCATCGGGTCGGTGGATGCTGTCGTGTTCACCCATTTGCTCAACGTCGCATTGTACACAAGGGCTTGGCCCGTCTGAGGGCCTGAGATAGCGACATCGGTAGCAGCAGACAAGGTAGTGAAACCTTGCGGTCCCTGGGGGCCTTGCGCTCCAGTAGCACCCGTCGAACCTTGGGGACCTGTAGCACCCTGGCTTCCAGTGGCTCCTTGCGGGCCTTGCGTCCCCTGGGGACCCTGAGGCCCCTGCGCCCCCTGCGGGCCGATGTCACCCTGGGGACCCTGCGAACCAGTAGCGCCTTGCGCTCCCTGCGGGCCAGTAGCACCCTGTGGACCCTGCGGGCCTTGAGCACCGATAGCCGAGATGACGAACAGCATCGGCTGGTTGTTCGGGAAACTGTACGTCGAAGTGACAAGGGTGACGGGAATCTCGATGTAGTCCGTCTGCACGACAGGGGCCGACGAGACAGTCCATTTCTGGTAGTTCGTGTGCAAAGACTTGTCTTGGAGAATGATTGTGTCGTTGGCTTTGATTGTCGCCAAGAAGATGTCAATGTCGTAGCCGTCTTGGTCGGTGTGGCTGACGTTGATTTGTGTTGCGAAAGACTGGCTGGCGCTGTTCCAAATGATGAACCCAGACAGCGGGTCGCCGCCGATAAGCGACGTTTTGGCTAGGTAGTCATAGAAACTTGCCGACTGCCCATCCGAACCTTGCGGGCCTTGCGCTCCTGTTGTTCCTTGTGGGCCTTGGGCACCTTGGGGTCCTTGTGGTCCGGTAGCGCCTTGAGGCCCCACATCACCTTGCGGGCCTTGTGCCCCCTGCGGGCCTTGCGTACCTTGCGGGCCTTGCGTACCTTGGGGTCCGATGTCTCCCTGTGCGCCTGTTGCTCCGGTCGATCCTTGTGGGCCAGCTACTCCTTGCGGGCCGACATCTCCCTGAGGCCCTTGCGGTCCCTGAGCGCCGGTAGGGCCTTGTGGCCCTGTGGCACCTTGTGGACCTTGCGAACCTTGAGCACCTTGCGGGCCGATATCGCCTTGGGGGCCTTGAGAACCTGTCGCTCCCTGCGGGCCCTGTACGCCCTGCGCTCCTTGAGCTCCTTGTGCTCCCTGCGGCCCAGTGGCTCCCTGAGCTCCTTGGGCTCCCTGAGCTCCCTGCGGGCCTAGCTGGGTGTTCATCACCTGCATGACGGTGACGATTAGCGACGGGATCGCCGGCACAGGGCTGGCCGCCGCGTTGTGTTCCAGGACAATGTTGAGGTTGTCTGTTGTCCAAACAAGCTCTAGGTAGTCGCCAGCTGCGACAGTCAACATGAAGTCCCATGCTGGGACGTTGTATTTGCCGTTTGCGACAACGACTCTGGTTGCGGATTCGGCGATAGCGGTGCCGTTCTTGGCGAGCCAAATATCGACTGTATCGCCCGAACCGCCGCCGCCCCGGTTGTGGAGCTGAGCTGAAAACTGAAGATCGTAGGTGCCGGCGACAGCAAATGTGATCCGCGACCCGCCAACAATGGAAACCCCGCTGGCTTCAGCGGTGAGGTTGAGGGTCATCGGCGTCGCCTGGTTGATGACTGCGACGGTCTGATCTTGGGTCGAGTAGAACGAGCCGTAATATCCGAGCGCCCCGCCACCACCTTGAGGCCCAGGCGGGCCTTGTGGGCCGACGGGGCCGAGAGCCCCAGTCCCTGCAACAAGGATCTCGGGCTGTTCAAGAATAACTACTTGTTCGTTGATTGCGCCGATGCCTGGGGCTGCGATGATGGACTGCTCAACGATAGTTGCCGAGATCGGCGTGTTCGTGATGACGACCGAAATCCCGTCGTTTGCCATTATGGCCTCGTTACGTCAGCAATGATTGGCTGGGTGATCCCCGAAATGATCGTTGTTTTGTTACTGGACGTGTCAATCATTTGGACGTCGTAGTAGTAGGACGTGTCAGCGACAAGGTTCACCGCGTCAGTAGACGACAGGGTGCATGTCATCTTCCCTGCCGCCGCGTCCGTAATCGAGCAAGTAAATGCGATAGAGGTGCTTGCGTCTGGGGTGACGCGCAGCTGCATGGCGAACGTGTAGCCGGCGATGTTGATCGGGTTTGTCCCGTCGGTGATCGTGAACGGGAAGTTTTGGGTGTCGCCTCGGACGAGCGATAGTTCGGGGCAGATTTTGCCTGGCTTGGCCATGCGGGAACTTTAGCCGATGAGCGCGATATTTACAGTAGGGGTCCCTGTAGCAATGACGCTGACTTTGGCCGAGTTGCCGGTCCACGGGATTTCTACTGGCGCGGCTGAGCTGAGCACGACGTAGCAGTTGTCGCCTTTGTCGGTGGGTGTTGCCGGCGTGTTGAGTGCCTGCGAAACAGTGAACGACACGGGGACAGTGGTCGAGTCCGACGAAACGCGGATCGTGACACCAGTGCCGTTAAGGGTGACGGTGTCCACCTGGCCGGACACCAGCGTGATCGTTTTGGACTGGGTGACTGTGTAGGTGGCCATTATTTGCCTTTCGTGTAGAACGAGGTGTGGCGGTGGGTGCCGCCTTCGAGGTGGCCGACATCTTTCATGATCGCCCAATGCAGCTTGTCTGCGAGTTCGGCGCGTTGGTCGGCTTGTGCGTCTAAGCGGGCTGCGTGAGCCTGATGGTTTTTCTTCTGTAGTTCCTCAAGGAGCTGCTTGCCTTTCTGCCAGTCGCCCTCAACGAGTTTGACAAGCAGGGTGTGGTCGCAACGATCTGAAGTGGCGGCGATATACGGCTGGCGCATACCGTCCTCCATCCACACTTCAAACTTGTTGGTGAACTGGTTGAACATGAGTGCAGCGGTGGGATCTCCGCGCCACCCAGACTCGTCACCTTCGCGGATACGACGGGCAATGTCGTAGACGTCGGTGGTGATTTCTGCGTACTGGGTGTATTCGGGTGCTGCCCTCATGGTCCTCCTAAATGGGGGCGATCCGGCAGGCGGGGTGCGTGAACCGCCTGCCGGATCAGATTGGTTAGGCCCCGAACGCCAAGAACGACACTGTGGCCGTCGAGAGGTTCGTTGTCGCGGTCACTTCGACCTGCGGGGCTCCGTCTGTGGTTGTATCCACCCAAAACATCTTGATCTTTGGTGCTGTCAGCGAACCGTCCCAGACCGGCTGGTAGCCGTTGTTGGGGTTCACGAACAGCGAATCAAGGCGTGTAAGGCCCAGGTCAACCAGCGAGATTGCTTCACCACCGGTCGGGTACGAACTGTCGAACGTAACCGTACCGATGACAATCTTGCGGTTGCCCGGGACCTCCGGGCCAGTTGTGATGCTGACCGACGCTGCCATGTTAGATCGACACCTCGGTGATGTCCTTGATGGCAAAGTGGGTGTTGCGCTGCTTGCAGGCCAGCTCCATGTAGGAGTAGAGCGTGGCCTCGTATGCGTCGAGGTCAGGCTTACGGTTCATCACCGCTCCGTCCATGTCCATGAACTGCCATCCGTCGCCGACCTGGTGGAGAACCAGCGAGTCGGTGTGGATGCCGTAGATGCTGTTGCTCGGGCAGTCGAAGTCGCAGTACAGCACGGTCGGACCCTCATCGCCCTTGCCGGAAACCGACGGGGAGAAGTATTGGATGCCGGCGTAGCCGCCCTTGAGCTCGGTCTGCTCCATGTTGCGCTTCAGCGAGAGCAACAGGTTGGCAACCGCCATGTGGACACCTTCTGCCGAGACGAGAAGGTTGACCTTCTTGCCGGAGTTGGTGAGGCCCTTCATGATCGAGCCAGTCAACAAGGTTTCGGAGATGGCACGGTTAGTGCCGCCGTTGCTGTTGACGTAGGCCTTCCAGTTGGGCTGGCTTGACGGGTTGATCGTGTGCAACACGGCGCTGTCCGACACAATGGTCTGGACGCCGGTGAGTTCGATCTGGCCGTCGCCAGGTGCACCGCTGTTGTTCGATGCGCCGCCGGCACCCGTGCGGAACACGAAGTGGCTGGAGGTGGTCGAAATGGTGCCGCCGGAGATGACCATCGTCTTGTTGGACGTGTCCACCGAGGTGACGGTACGGGCCGATGCAACGGTCGTCGGCGATGCCACGGTGCCGATGTCCACAACCATGCCGCCGTCGTTGAACAGCTGACGAAGCGCGGCAGAGCCGGTGTTCGACGCCAAAACGACTGTGGTCGAGGTGGTGGTGGTGCCGCACTGTGCGATGACGCCGTTTGACTGGCCCCAAAGCTGACGGTTGACATCCTTCATGGCGTCGTTACGGATGCCGCTCATTTCGGCATCAAGCGCGTCAATGAAGGCACCACGGTCAGTTACGGCCTGACGGATGGTGGGACCCGAAAGCTGGATACGTCCGTAGACGTAGCGTACGGGAACCGGGACTGTGGCGTAAGCCTGGTTGCTTGCCGTCGGGAGTGTGCCACCTTCCGCGCGAGCACCGACACCGGACGAGCGTCCGAGGTGGATGGCGTGGCGGGCGATACGACCGACGACGGTGTCCTTGCGAGTCTCGACCTGCGAGGTGAGAAACAAGGCGTTGTTGAGCTGGTCGATGTAATCCTTGTAATCGTCCTTGAGGATTGCATCAACCGTGGACAGTGTTGCTGGCATGGTTGGTTACCTTTCTTGAGAAAAGAGTGATGGGAATAAGGTTTCCGCAATCATTCTGCTGCTGCTTTGGCTTCCCGCCTAGGCAACATATCTCGGGTCCCCGAGGGCAAAACTAGCGATTATGTGGCGCAGCCCATCCGGTCTGCAACTCTCAGTGTAGTGGTTGATAACCACCTGTCAATGAGTGTCAGAGGCCTTGCTGTTGGAGGCGGGCCATTGCGCGGTCGCGGGGGCTTGATCCAGGTGTCACTACTGACGACATGCCGTTGGGCGACGCGGTCGGCATGGACGCTGCTGCGCCTCGGCGACGTTCCACGATGGCTTGTGCTTCGCGGAGGATTTCGCCTTCCATTTCCTGCCATGCGGCGGTGATGTCCAGATCGTCACGCTTGGTTGCGTTCAGGATCAAAGCGTGGGCGAGCGGGGTTTCGGGTTCAAGTCCGAGGCCACGGATCGTCTGCTCGATCTCGCCTTGATAACGGGCGATGTCCTGCTGCTCCTGGTATTGGGCGATCTGCTGCTGGACGAGGCCTTGGATCTGCTCGGGGGTCATGCCGGCAGCTTGGCCTTGCGCTACAGCGTTGCTGGCGACAGCGTTTTGGGCAGCCTGCTGCTGTGGGCTGATGTAGCGGTTGAAGTTGTCGCCGGCGAGGGTGCGGGCGTTATCGACCATCCATTGGATCGCGGCTTCCTGATCGCCGGCGGCCCATGCTGAGGCGAACTGCTGTACGGCGTTCGCGTCGTCGGGGTGCATACGGTCAAATACCTGTCGGATCGGCTTGTAACGCTCCCGTTCGCGGATACGGTCCTGCACTTCGGAACGGTACCGTTCTTCCCAGTTGACCTGTTCTGAACTTTCGCCGGTTTCCGGTGCTGTTTCTGCTATTTCCGCTGAAAAATCAAGGCCTTCTCCGGCCCCAAAATCGGGTGCGTCGCTCATTCCATTCCTCCTATGGGTAATGATTCCTGCCCGCCCGCTTCCGGCGTGGGGGCAGTTTGCTGTTGTGGTACTGCGCTAGAGAACCCTGGCTGGGAGCCAACAAGCTGCTCAGCAGCCTGCCCCGACAGCCCACCAGCCAGGGTCATTGCCTGGCTAGCAGTGGGCTGCTGGCCGGACATCATTGCGGCCTGTGCGTCAAGCGCGGCCTGCGTGTCTCCCATCAACATTCGTTGGTGGGCTTGAATATGTAGATCAATAATTTCCTTGACGGCAGGGTCAGCAAGTTCGTAGGCTGGGGATTTCCGTTCGCGGTTGTGGATATTGATGTGGACATCATGTACGTCAAAATCCTCGGGGACCACTGGGACAGCCTGCATAAGAAGGCCATTTTCCCATTGAGCTTTAGAAGCGTCAGGGTCAACCTGAGCGAGGTAGCCCTTGGGATCTGGGAGGTCGAGCATCTTTGCCATAGCAAGCGGGTCAATGTTCTGGAAAGCCTGCGGGAAACGGTCTGCAAGCGATGTGAGAATCGACTGTGTTGCCAGTTTGCTGCGAGGGCTTGTGGCGTCCAGTGGTACCACAACTTTCGGTTTTTCATCAATGTCCTCTGCTCCCCATGAGATGTCGAGCGGCTGCCCGTACTCGTTGATGATCGTAGATTTGCGCTGGATGCCAGTGACATCCGCGTTCATACGATACAGCATAAGTGTCATGGTTCCAATCATTCCCCAACCTTTTGCCTGGTCACGGGCCATCGGCCCGAGCGGGGTGTCGTCCTTTTCGGCCAGCAACGACAGGGCGAGGCCCGAGTTGCGGTCGCCAGGGGCCTGACCACGGCTAACGGAGTGGGTGTGGAAGATGTCGTCAAGCTCCATTTCCAACGCGGCGGCCTCGTTGGAGATCCAACGCGGGACGTCCGGGGCGGTCTGCCAGTGCGGTTCGCCGAGCTCAGCGTTGTATTCCAGCGTGTCGCCGGGGTCGACGGTGATGATGTCGGCGTCGTCTACCGAGCCTGACGGGATCATGAGTCGGGCATTGGCAGCTTTCCGCATGTGTTCCATGATCGTTGAACGGGCACGGTTGTATGCGTACTGGATGTCGCGGGCTGGGGTGCACAACGTGTGGCCGACCCAAGTGTTCGGGATCTTCTTCTGCCGGAACAGCACAAGGTTCAGATGCGGGAACGGGTATGGCCACGCATCGTTTTGGAGCACCACTTTGTTGTTGACAACGTGGACAATGCAGCCAGGGGTGGTCGCGGTTGGGCGTTCGCAGTAGACGTAGACCATTGTGGTGCGCGGAGGCTGGTTGCCTGGGCGGCGCATAAGGATCGAGCGGGCGCGGCTGGTGAGCACCGCGTCAGCGTCGGGGGTTGGGGTCCAGTCAAGGTTGTAGCGTTCTTTCACCTGATCCGGTGGCAGGCTTGTCGCTTTGATCCACCAACGGGAATCGGCGGGGTCTTGGGTGCCTGGTTCTAGGGTGAACTCGTTGATGCCGAGCGGGGTGAGGCGCACTCCACCGGTCGGGATGTTGACGCCGGTCTGCATGTCGGTGTAGAAGTCGTCGCCCAGCTCGGGGTCCCATTCAACTGCGACGCCGGTAGCGCCACCAAAAAGTGTCTGGAGGACTGCCATTTCGCGGGTTAGTTCCCAGTCGCGTTCGTGTTGTTCGGCGATGAGCAGCTGCTCCTGCAAACGCTGGCGGCGCATCGAGGCGTCGTCGGTGCCTTGGGGTTGGACTTCAAAGCTCAGTTCGCCACGGATCAGGCGGGCGAGCAGCGACGAGACGCGGGGACCGTATTTGTCTACGGTGATCCGGCTGTCCTTTTCTGCTTCGGTGCGGTAATCCAAATCCTGCATGATGTTGCGGGACGCATCCCACCAAATCCATTGCTGGCCGAGGTAGTAGGAGCCGTTCAGCCAGTAGTCGCGGCGTTCTTTGACGAGATACGAATCTGCGTCTAGCCACATGTTTAAGATTTTTGCTGGCTCGGGCGGCATCCAGGTCACGGGCCTACTCCTTCATTTGGGTTGCGCCATGTATGGTACGTCTTTTCTTTCTCCGTTTCAGGAGCCTTTTTGCTTGCCTTTTGGCCGCGCTCAATGACTGCGATGTCGCCGGCGTGGCGGGCGATGGCCGCGTAGGTCAGTTTCCTGTTTTCGTACACCAGGTACGCTGACAGGGCGACGTTGGCGACGGCGATGAGGGCGAGCCAGATCACTTCTTACCTTTCGGCTTGGGTGGTGGCACAACTTCAAAGCCGGTCATGTCTACGACGGGGCTTTCTTCCACGATGATCGGGGTGGTGTTGACCGACTGGACGACCGTCAAAGCTTTCTCTAGCTCATGGACTCGCTGGGCGATGGCCGCGTTGGTGTTGGCGAGCTCTTGATTCAAGCTTTGCAGAAGGGTGTAATGCTGTGCCGGTTTGATTTCCATGCCTCGGGATTCTTTGACCATGTCGGCGAGGTGGATGCAGCAGTCGGCGCAGATGTAGAGCCGGTGGTTCGCTGACGGGTTGGGGTTGTCGGCGCTGTTCGGCCAGTCCAAGTCAACGTAGGTGTCTACTGCTGGCAGGTTGCTGGATCGGCACAGGGCGCAAGCCCCAGGCAGATAGTTGTAATGCGATACTACAAGCATGTTACCTCCATATATTTTTTCGTTTTGATTGCTTGTCGAGCTTTTCCATGAACTTTTGGACGCGGCCTTCAGCGCCTGGTGCGTACTGTTTCTTGTCGCGTTTAGAGAGTTCGTATGGTCTACACCCTAACAAGTAGCGTAGCGCGTCCACGGCGTGGTCTTCGTCGCGGCTGTCCAAATCCTCAGGGTTTCTTTGATCGTGCCGCATAAGGGGCATGGTGCGGATCAGGTTCTGGCAGTTGTTGAAAATCTTGAGCCGGACAACACCGTCGACGGGGTGAGCCATCATGTAGCGCCGGACGTTCTGCCAGCCGCCGATGCGGGTGTTTTTGGCGCGGGTGACGGTGACACCTTGGGTGTTGTATTGGGCTGCGACCGTGGTGCCCAAACCGGCGACGTTGGAGAACGTGGACGGGTCAATGACTGTGACGGAGATACTTTCGCCTTTGCCGTGCTCGTCAACGCTCATTGACTTCACTAGGCGGGCCTGTTCGGCCGTCGTGAGGTTCTTTTGGTAGGCCTCGCGATAAATGTACATTGTGCCGTCTGAGGGGTCTAAAGCACCCCACAGGCAGCAAAACGGGTTGGCTGTACCGAAGTCGATTGCCCTGTAGCGTTGCCATGTCGCGGGGATAGCGAACGGTTCTATGACGTGAATACCACGGTCAAACTCGTTGAAATACTGGCCGGTGAACGTATCCCAGTCGCCTAGAAGCTTTTGCCGGCGTTCGATCTCCGGCAGCATGGAAAGGTGTTTCCGGTACGTCGGGTCGATAAATGGGTTGTCAATGACGGTTGACGGCACGAACGCGACGACAAGGTGGTTGTCGGGGTCGTGGGGGATTTCGACGGCGGCCAGCTCGTCAAGATCGTCAGGCAGCGGTACAACGCTGACAATATCCGGGGTTTCAAAGCCATTGCTGACATCGTAGACAATCGCGTTCTTACCATAGTGGGTGGGTGTAACAAGCATCTGGTAGAGGAACTGGTGGCCTTTGTCGCCTGGGTTGGTGGCGAACATGACGTGGGTTCGGACTCCTGCGGCGGCCTGTTTCCGGCTGGTACGCAGACGGCCCGAGATCATGAGCATTTGGTAGGCCGAGAATTGGGTCGCTTCGTCAAAAGCAATAAAGTCATATTCGGCTGACATGAACTGGCTGACATCTTCGTCGCGGGAGCAGTAGCCGTACTCGATGATCGAGCCGTTTTCGTACCACCAGGCCTTCATGTTGTCAATCGACCGGAGCTGGGCTTTGGCTTTCAGCTGGGCGTACCGCACCTGGGTGCGGATAATCAGGGATCGGCGCAGCTCGGGGAGCGACGTTCGGATCAGAAGGCTGCGATGCCCCGGGTATTTCATGGACAGTTCGTGGGCGTGGTAGGTAATCAGCTCAGATTTGCCTCCACCAGCAGCACCGCCGTACAGGAGCCAGTCCACTTTGCCGAGCAGGATGTTGGCGCGGGATTGGCGTTCGTTGCCGGCCAACGACCAGGCAGTGAGGTCTTCTTCAAGGAGCTCAAGGTATTCGGCCTGTTCACTTGCCGACAGTGAAGCGAACTCCTTGTCGGTAAGGAGAAAGCTTTTCTCTACTGCTTGGCTCATCCGGCGTCGCCGGCGATGGCCCGCAAGTTGCCTTCGGTACGGCGTTTCGCTTCGAGTTTCAGTTCCTCAAAGCGGGTTTTGCGCTGCTCGGGGCTTTCCGAGTCCTGGCTTGACGAAATGCTGGTCGGTTCGCCCATTTCTAGTCGGAAGATGTCATGCCAGACTTTGCCGATTTTGGTGGCTTCTTCAGCGGTACGGACTTCCCATTCGCCGCCGAGGACCCGCAAACCGTGATCTGCGATGATTGACAGGGCGATCTCGGGCAGCTGGTCGCGTTCGATGCCTTTGATGACCTTGGACAGGCCAAGTTTGGCGATCTGGTCTTGCCGTACTCGATATTCGCTAGAGTCCACAACAGTCAGGTCTTTGCCTTCTTGGCGGCCCTTTTTGCGGGTTTTGGGCTTGTCATCCTTCGTGAACTCGTACGACGCAACCATTTCGTTGACTGGAATCGGGTAGTCGCTGCCTTGTTCGTGATCGCTCATAACACCTCCGTGTTACTGTGATAGTACCCTATGTGTTGGGGTTTGCGTTAGTGGCGTGGTGCTTCCAGACACGCATAGCTAGCTCAGCAACCCCCTGGACCGCTGCGTTTTCGGCGGGGGTGATTGCGCCTCTCTCGACGCCTTGGCGAGCCAACTCTGCAACATAGGAAGCCCCCATGAAAAGAGCTGCGGCTGTACGCGCATCCATCGGATCTTCCCATCCTGCCATTATCATCGCTGCGGCAGCCTGTGCGGTGACCTGCGACGCCCCCAATGTGGGGGTGACATTCATGAGAAGCTGGGTCTGTTTCGGGATTTTGGTGGTTTCCATAAGGGTTGGCTTTCTTTTGAGAGCGATTTCGCCTAGATCAGGCTGATTGTGTTGTTCGTAGACGCGGATCACGTCTTGCGGGTCGCGGGCCTCGGTGCTTAGTGGAAACTGAGGTTGCTTGGCCACTTTTTTCCGAGTGACGGGTGTGAGGATCTCACGGCGTACGCTGATCGTGACTTTGACAGCCCTATCTGGGCGGCCTGTTTCGCGTATCCGCTGCCTTTCCTTAGGAGTATGGCCGCCCCACATACCAAATCGGTCGTGGTCGGCGTCCAGCTCCAAAGCTTCTGCAAGGCAGGCTTCCCGAACCTTGCAAAGGTTGCAATACTTGCGAGCAAGAGCAAAATAGTCGCGGCCTTGCGGCTTTTCGGGGAACCAAATGTTCCCGTCAAGGCCCCGGCAGGAGGCGTCAGCCCACCAGCCGGAGCGTTCAGAAGGGTTCCTCGTCGACATATGCTGCTTGGGCCTGCTTTGGTGCTGGGCGACCGCCTTTTTGTACCTCAACGGTCTGGAAACGGAGATCGACGGAGATGTCTTGGGCAATAACTTCGTCGCTGTACCCCATTGTGCCATCTTTTTTCTCCCATTTTTGCTTACGGAACCGGCCCGAAACGGACACTCGGAGGCCTGAGCTGAGGCTTTCGGCGACATGTTCGGCGAGATCACCGAACGCGATGACGGTAAACCAGGTTGTTTCTTCTTCTCCGCTTTTTGGCTTGTATCGGGATGCTACGGACAGCTTGCAGATGGCGTTTCCGGCGCTGTTGTACTTCAGTTCGGGGTCTTTCCCGAGGTTTCCGTTGATGTGAATGGTGTTCATTGCTGGACAATCTCCCAAACTATTGTGGATCTGTGGCTTGCTGTTTGTTCTTTGACGCCGGAATCGCGGATCAGGCCCATTTCGACCAGTTCTTTGCGGCGGCTTCGGCACCCGGAGGGTGACAGTTTGAGCCCTAGGCGGGCGACTTGGGCGATGAGCTCGTCGTCGGTCATGGATCGTTTGCTGCGGAACGCAAGCATCACGATTTTTTGGCCTTTGGTGAGGTCAACGGACGCGGCGGCTTCGTAACTGGTCGCGGGGTCGGACCATCGGGTCATCTTTTCGGGGGCTTTGTAGTAGCGGGATCGTTCTTCGGCCCACAACATCGGCTGGTCACTCATGGCCGCCACCCTTTGTAAAGCTCGCAAAATGTTTGGTAGTCGGCTTCAGCCTCTTTGCCAAAACCGGTGTCGGGATATTCCTCATATGCAATGTGCCTAGCAGATACGGAGAGTCTTTCTGCCAGCGTTCTTAGGCGTTCAATCTCATCAGCGGCTCGCATAGAAATACATGGGTCATTTTCTGCCCTGCAATCGTCGGAGCATTGGCACTCGTTCCGTAGTCGGGTCACAATGTCGTCATTCACCACGCACCGCCTGGAGCTGTTCTTCGAGCTGCCGGATCTGTTCGTAGAGGCTTTTGCGTTCCTGGAGCAGGTCGTCGATGTGGTCGCGCATGGTGGATTCGTCGCCGTAGCTGCGGGCCCGTTCAACTGCGGCCCTCATTTCCTCAAAGTCCACGAGTTTTGCCTCCAATGCCTGGTAGTCGCCGGCGAAAACGACGCGGATGTATTCGCCGTTGCCGAGGGCAACGTAATGGTATGGGCCTTCATCGTGGGAAAACGGCCAAGGAAGTCTGCTCATTACTGTTCCCCGTGGAACATGTTGTGGTGTGAATAAGTAACGTTGTGCATGTTTGACATTATTGCATATCTGTGTTGGGTTGTCTAGTTTTTTCTTCCCATTCAACAACGAACATGTCGACCACTTCGGGGTGGTTGGCCCGCACCCAGGCGAGGGAAGCTTGGCGTACATAGTTGTTGCGGGAAGCTGACCGTCTTGATGCTTGGCGGCCGGAGGCCGTTGATCGGTACTTCCGTGCATATTCCCGTGACGCGTCTTTGCAGTCTTGGCATCGGCAGTCAAAACCGGCGTATCCGTACAATGTCCCGTGGGGAACAACCTTCTCAGTTTCCATACACTTTATGTTAGCATCACATTGTCATATTGGTGCAATCAAAAATATGGTTGACAAACAGACACCCCACCTATAGAGTGGCGGCCAACCGATCAAGTCCCCCGCGCTGGGAAGCAGCTGGGGCACCCACGACCCGAACCCTGCGATAAAGAGCATGGAAGCAGGAGGGTGTATATGGCCGGAAACGGGGACCGCCCTCCCATGCACAAACGCCTCCTGGCAGGTCTAGTAACGAGACAAAGAACGACCCCCAGGTAGATACGTCGAGGGGTAAAAGAAGAAACAAACAGGTGTCGGCTAAAAATGCCACGGCCACCTGACAGCTTGACTGTCAAAGCGTGGGGGGAGCAAGAAATCTGGGTCACAGGAACGAGACGTGGACACTCCCGCCTCGCCTACGGCTCGTTGGGCTAGCGCGGCCCAAAGGCCTTGCTGACAAGCATCGAGGGCACACCTGCAACGAACACACCCAAGTACCCCCAAACAACCTGGGCAACCCCTCACCTCAAGAGCAAAACAAACATGATGCAATACCATCACAGGGCATCTAGTCAAGGGCCAAAAAATTACAACCCAAACGTACGGGAGGATGTAATACAACGTACCCCACGGGGTCCCCCCATGGGGAGGGGGGTGGCGCGCGGCGGGCGGGTGCGGGCACGGGCTGGCCGTCGAGTGGGGTGCCTCTCCTTCCTGCGGCCGGCGGGTGCGTCGAGCGTGGGCGGGGGAGGCCAGGGCAAAGCGGGCCGGCGTCGACCTGGGCCCAAGTGGCTCACACTGTGCGGCCGCTCGATTATTTCGGCGGGTGCCGGCCTGGCGTGTTTTGTGGTGGCGGCCTGGTGGCGCTGGTGGCGCTTGTCGAGGTGGCGGCGGGAATGGGGAAGGCCCCGCGCCTGGTGTTTCTCCTGGTGCGGGGCCTTCGTGGTGTGTTGCCCTGGTGCGGGCCTGGCGGGTTGGGTTAGTGCTCGCCCTGGTCGAGGTTGGTGCGGGCCTCCCTGGTGGCGTCGAGGGCTGCCGCTAGGTCCCGCTCGATGGCTTCGAGGCGGCTGCGGTGTGCTTCGTCGAGGGTGGCGGCCGGTGTCTTCATGAGGTCCGACAGGTTCACTAGGTCGACGAGTGTTGCTAAGTCTAGTTCGATTCCGTCGAGGTGGAGGCGGGCCACGTCGAGGGCCTGGAGGGCCTGGGCGCGGTTCACTTGCTCACCTGGCTTGCGTCGAGGTGCCGGCGGGCCTGGTGGCAGGTGACCATACGCCGGCGGGCTCCGAGTGCTTCGCGCGCGGCGAGTAGGACCTTTTCGGCGTCGATGATGACGGCCGTAATCGTGGACTGGGTGAGTGCGTCGGGCTCGTCGAAGTGCTGTGACAGGTTCCCCAGGTTGGCGGCCAGGACTGCCGCAGTATCGCGGGCCTGGGTGATGTGAAGGCTCACCATGCGGCGAGAATAAACGTCAATGCCCTGGACCTGGGCCGGATCTGTCATGGCCTGGGCTGCTTCGTGGATGCTCCAGGCGAAGTGCTCGGCCATGTCTACGAGGTGGTAAAGGTGCGGGTATTTGCTTTCGGCGCGTGTCTGTACGCCGGTCCTCGCGGCTCGGGCTAGTTCTTCGAGGTGTTGGGCCGAGTAGTTCGGCGGGCTGGCGTCGAGGTTGTTTGTCATGGTGTGACCCTTTCGGTGTGGGCGGCGTTGTTGCCGCCGCGTGTGATGATACATGAAAAGAGGCCCCGCGCCTGTCATCGAGCGCGGGGCCTCTTTGTCGAGGTAGGTGCAGGCCTGGGCTAGTAGAAGATCTCCCCCAGGGCGTCGGCCAGGGGGCCGCGTGCTTCGCCGGCATCGTCGATGCGCTCCGTCATCGTGCCGCTCGTGACGTCGAAGAAGTCGAGGCGGCTGGCAGACTGGCCGGCCTGAGTGACGGCCGCCATGAGGCGTACGCGGCGGCGCTGCGGGTGCTTGCTCGGTGCCGCTTGCTCATGCTCGGGCCGCGCCTCGTCGAGCGGGGCAGCCCAGCCCCAGGTTACGAGGACCACGCCGGCCAACGCGTCGGGGTGGCCTGCCTTCGTGACGTAGCGCGCCTTCATCGACTCTACGAGGTTGTACACGTCGGCGTCGGTGCGCGCCAGCGTTGCTTCGTGGCCGGTAAGTGTGCCCAGGCTCGCGGGCCGAATGGCCCAGGCCTCGGCCTGGCCGCCTCCTTCGATCTCGGCCGCCTGTGTTTCCCTGCACTTGGTGACAAGCTCGATGAACGCGGCGGCCGCAGCTGTGCCGGTGGTGGTTGTTGTTTCGTTGCTCATTGGTGTGACCCTTTCGGTGTGACGGGCCGCGACGTGCGGCCGGTGAAGATGGACATTACCACAAAGCAACCGGCCAGGGCAACGACAACGGCCAGGAGCGCCGAGGTAGGGGCCGGCTCGTTCTTCGTGGCTTCGTAATGGCGCGCACCTGCCTCGACAATGGCGACGGCTTCGCACTCGGGCGGCGTCAGTGTGCACCCTTCGGGGAACGGTGCGGCGTGTGGTGTTCTCATTGGTGTGACCCTTTCTTACGGGCCGCCAGGAGCGGCGGCACATGTGACAGTACGCGAAAAGGCCCGCCAGGCGGGGGATACCTGGCGGGCCTTTATCGTCGAGCACTACGGCCAGGGGGCCGGCGTTGCGTTCTCGAACTCGAAGGCCTGGGCGTAGGTCATCGACTCGCGCGACACTTTGCGAACCTCGCGCAGGTGGTCGAGGATCTCGCCGGCGTCGGTCACCACCTCGCCGGCCGTGTACGCGTCGAGTAAATGACGGTGCACCAGTCGCACCAGGAGCGCAGCCCGCTCGGCCGCAGCCAGGGCGAACACTTCCCCGAACCCGTCGAGGCCGGCTAGTTCGCGCTCACTGGCCAAGTGTTCGGCCCGCTCGTCACTAGCCCGCTGCCACTCGTCGACCAGGCGCGGCACGTCTCCGTAGTACGGATAAGGGCACGCCGAAGGGTGCGGCATACCTGGAGCGCCGCCGCAGTGGCACACCTGAAAGGGCGTCACCATGTCGGACCCCCTCGGCGCGCGTCTCGGACTGCTTGTAAGTTTTGTTCCGCTGCCAGTTCGAGGACCTCGGCCACCTCATCGAGGGAATCGAGGCCGGCGTCAGGTTGGGCGAGTATGTCGCGGATTTGATCGAGCGCGGCGCGGTCAATGGCAGCACAAAGGGCAGCCACCTCCAGGGCAGAGGGCCGGTCACTTTCTCGGAGGGCCGCCGCCACACTGTCGAGGTGGTCGAGCAACGCGCGGCGCGTCATGCGGTTGTATTCGCTCATGCCGAAGCCCCCGCCAAGTCTGCCGCCTTCAGTGCCAGGACCGCCCAGGTAGTGCGGGCCCCAGCCTCCAGGCCGGCGAGTTCGGCGGGCCTACGGTGCTGGAGTAGGCCAGCATCGAGCGCGCGGGCCACTGTCGGGGCCCACTTGGCCGCCGTGATCCGGTTGGGCCGCGTCACGGTGTGCAGGTCCTTTACGGTGAGCGCGCGCCCTTCTTCCTCGAACGTCACCAGGTGGTGAATGTTCGGATTCTTTGCCGCCAGCGTCGAGCGAATGGCCATATAGCAGGGCCGGCAAACTGTCACCAGTTCGTGCGCTACGTCTTTCGACCTCCATAGCGGGCGGCTATTCTTCACGTCTCGGATAATCTCGGCGAGGTCAGTGACGACATACGAAGCGCCGAACCCTTTGGCCAGGTCTTCGAGTTCTTTGCGCGTCACCTTGTCGTCGACCTTCACAACGTGCAGCCGCTCGTTACTGTAGGCCCCGCTGCCGTTAATGGGGGAGGGCAGCGCCAGGGCAGAAAAGATATCGAGCGAATCCGACACAATGAGCACCTGGGCCAGCGGGCCGGAATCTTCGAGCGCGACGAGCGCGAACATGGCGGCGGTAAGTGTTGCCCCCTGGCCGCCCTTGTACTTGGTTACTTCTACTATTCTCAAGGTGTGACCCTCTTTCTGTGAACGTGCGGCCCGTTGCCGCGCGTGGTGTGATGATACACGAAAAGAGGCCCGCCGCAAGTGATCGGGCGGGCCTCTTTCGGTTGGGTAGTTTTGTCGAGGTTAGTGCGCTGCGGCCACCGTCTCGGGAACGTCGACCATGCTGCCCAGGTCCTGGATTATGTCCCGCAGGTACGAGGCGTCGGGGAAGGGATCGACGCCGCCGAGCGCGGCCCCAGTGACCTCCCGCACACTGCCGCAACACTCGCACCGCCGCCGGCCGGACAGGCTCACAATCTGGAAACCATGCGCCAGAATGTCTAAAACACTGTGACGCAACGAGCGTCGGAGCTGCGCGTCACTGTGCCACACTGCGGGGGCGATGTCTGCCGGCGGCTCCCACCAGTAAGCATCCCTGCCGGTGTGGATCTTTTCGGCGCGGCCGCTAAACCCTGCGGGCCGCTGCATCTCGGGGCGGCGGCCAATCCACTCGACGCGGCCGTAGCAATCGAAGTCGGCAAGCTGCGTATCGGCATCGCCCGACGTGTTGACGGTCCAGGCCACGCCGCCAGCCTCGACAGTTTCGCCGGCGGCCAGGTGGTCGAGTTGCTCGGGGGTGAATGTCGGCCTCATCACTTGCCCTTCTGCGACAGCTCGAAGATCGACACGGGGGCCGACTCGGGGCGCTTGTATTCCCAACCAACACCAGGCAACTCGGACACCACGCGGCGTTCTAGCGCCTGGCAGAACCGGCCCCAAAGTCGGTCGTATTCGTCGCCCGCTTCGCAGCTTTGGTACCTGTAGCAGTTGATGGCCCCGAGCACGTCGAGGCGCGTGGCCTCGGCCGCGCTAATGCGCTGGAAGGAGTGGCCGGCGGCGTACTCGTACATGGTGGCGAGGTCATGTTCTTTGGGGTAGCGGGCGATCATCGAAAAATAGTTAGCGGCCGCCAGTTCGCGGGCCAAGGTGTCGCCGTCGGAATAGGTGGCCTCGAAGACCTCAAAACGCTTTGACCAACCATCAGGCCGCACTAAGTCGCGGGCCTCGCGGGTGTGGCACTTGAGGTGGCCTGTCTCGGCGTAGACGCTGACGCCGGAAGTGTGCGCGCCGTGGCCTCGCCACATGGGATCGAGGGCGGCCGACGCCAATAGGTTGATGGTGTCTTGATTAACTAAATATGCGCTCATGGTGTGACCCTTTCGAGGTTGTGAAGGTGTCGCCGGTTGGCGACGTGTTCGACAATACCACCAACCAACTCGACGCGCAACCCTTCGCGCACTAAACTCGTAGCTATGTCTGACTTCATCCTCGAACGGCCACCCCGCGAAGCCTCAGCCAAGGCCGCTGAGTTCGTCGCCTTCCTTGACGCGAACGTAGGGCAGTGGGCCGCGCTCGGGTCGTTCCCCTCCAGCAGTATCGCCAAACACCGATGCAAACGGCTGCGCCGGCGCTACGAATCCCAGGGCTACGACTTTGTCTCCAGGAACACACCGAAGGGCCACACCGTGTACGGAATCAAGCGGCCACCCAAACTTGCTTTCACACACTTGCCCTGATAGTCTCCGCTCGCTCCCAAGCGCGGTAAAGCCCGAGTCCGAAGTGTGACCCCGGACTCGGGCTTTTCTATTGGGTAGATTAGACGCGGCTGGTCGCTCGCGTCCTCCATCGTGGGCGATCAGCTACCACTCTTAAGGATGCCATCGTTGTCTTCGACCGCCTGCTTCTCAGCGTCGTCGTGGTAGACACGGATCGCCACAATGCACGGGTCCAAGCCTTCGCAGAAGTCTTGTTCTTCTTCAGCTGTAGACGGGAGCCAGTCGTGCACGGCACACACGGGCCTGCTACAAAAACCGTGGTCGAAACCAAAGTCAAGCCATTCTTCGCGGTTCATCCTGTTACCTCCGTAATAGTTTTATCGAACTTTAGCCACGGGTCTTCGGGGTACCAGTAGCGCGTGTTGACCCTGTAGTCCGGCCGCACCCCTTCGGGGGGCAGGTGGGTGAAACTCGGGTCGCTCATCAACATTCGATTCCCCGGCAGGGCTGCGAGCGCGCCGCACTCAAGCCACACGAAGTTGAAATGCTTGTGCTGGTCGGGTGTGCGAGCGTAGTGGTCGCCGTAGGGCGCGGCGGTGAACCAGTAGCGGCCAGGTTCCCATGTGCCGTCACCGAGGTAGACGCGGCACCGCAGTTCGGACAGGGCGTCGTATTCGTGGACTGCGAAGTCGTAGCCGTAGCATGACCAGACTTGCAGGTCGGGCAGTGCGTGGTAGTGGTCGAGCTCGCCGGCTTGGCTGTGGCCTTGAAGCGATACGGCTTGGGGTGGCAGGTGTTGCACCATCGCGCCGTTGTTCATCAGGATGGATAGGCCCCACGCGCGGCTGGGGATAGCGGAGATGCCGTAGATCAGGCACTCTTGCCATGACGCGATGTGGTCAGGGTGATGGTCGTACAGGTACGCCGTGTTGACGTACGCGTACATGGGTCGAGGGATGTCAGCTATGTGTGTCGCCACGAAGTAACAGCTCCATTCTTAGCTGGCCGATTTCTTGTTCCATTTTGCCGACCATCGCATACAGCTCGCCGTTGCGTTTCATGATCTTGGCGATGTTGTCCATCATTTCCTTGACCACGTCGGGGTCTTGGAACATGTCGTATCCGAACGGCATCATCGGCTCAGCTGCTTTGCGACGAGGGTGTACAGGGTGTGGTTGTTGATGAACTCGTCTACGTTCTGTGGGACGGCCATGCCTTCGCCTCGGGCAATGGGCATTGCTACGGCACGGATGCGGTTCCAGTTGCCCCACGCTTTCATCTCTTTGCGTCGTTCGTCAGCGGTTTTGCTATCGACCAGCTCAGCCTCGGCGACTGGTTCGCCGGTTTCAACGAGCTCACTGCCGGGGAACGCTTCCATCAGGAGCTCCAGCGCGGCTTCGGTTGGGTCAGTTTCGGATGGGCCCGCGATGTCCTCCCCAGGTACCTCGGGCCCATCCTCCACTTGCACAACGGACTGATCCGTCTCGGCCACGATAACAGCGTCAACGATCAGTTCGTCGGTCGGTGCTGGGCTTTCCTGGATCTCTTGGCGAGACGGGGTCACGGTCCTCTCGTTAGAGATGCTTTCCACCTCCTCAGGGGTGTAGGAAAGCCCAGCGATCACGTCTGGGAAAAGCAGGCGACACAGTTCGCTTGTCGCTCGCGCGGCCAGCATGGCTCGCGGATACTTTTTCCAGTTGTCTTTGTGCGTCAGCCCTGCGGCCTTCGCGTCGTCCATTGACCAGCGCACCACGGCTTCAGCGCCGGTGTCCTGCCGGCTGCCTTTCATGGTGCATGCGTCGTTGGTGTTTTCGGTGATGTCGATGCGGTGGCCGGCTTTGGCGACGAGTGCTCGCATCAGTTCGGGGCTGGCAGCGGCGCGACCTTCAATGACGTGGATGCTGTTCAGCGCCTGCATTGGGCCGAGCCCGATCTCCCGCCCGTACAGCACACAGGCTAGGACGTGTTCGGGTTTGCCCATCATGGACTTCGGCACGAACGGTGTCTGGTTGACACGTTGGGCGAGTTTCCATGTGTGTTCGTACAGTTCTACGTCGCTCATCACTTCACCACCGAGATTGTTTGACGGCCGTAGGTTGTTTCGGCGAAGTTGTCCACGGGCATGCCGAGCTCTTTGAGTGCGGTGACACGCCAGCCAAGCGACGCGGTGAGGGGCAGCACGGCTTTGAGGGCCTCGATCAGATCCCAGATGCGGTCGTAGTTGACTTCACCAGTGCGGTCGGGGTCAAGGACGTCGCGCACCATGTACTGCATGAGGCCTTCGGAGTCCCATTTGCGTGACGTGGTGGATCGGCGCTCAAAGGTGCCGAGTCCTTCAATGGTGTGTTTCTTTGCTGGCAGGTGGGCAGCTACGTCGTCCTCGATTGCGCGGACCAGGATGTCCAGGTTCGCTTTGAGGTCTTTGAACGCGACGAGGCCGTAGGCGAGTGACGTGTAGTCACCGGCGTCTGCGAGCTCTTGGCGCAGTTCGTCAGCGTCAAGGAGTGCTCGGTTGAACACTTTGACGATCTCGGGGGTGCCACCTGTGGCGACACCGAATGTTGTTTTCTCAATTTCTGTGGTCATTTGATCCTCCATGATTCTACTATACCACATTACCCTCGGTATGTGCTACTACTGATTCTCCATTGGTGCCACGGTGAGTAGCCCTTGGACTTTGAGTAGTCATACAAGGCTTTCGCAGCTCGCAAGTTAGTGCGTGGGTGTAACAGGTCCTCGGAGTGCTTGATGATCCCGAGGTTCCGAAGGTAGGTAACCCAGCTGTAATTATTAATTTGGCTGAGCCCAAGGTCGGTCGACCAGACACTGCCGTCGGCCCGCTTGTTGTAGCCCTTGGCTTCTGGCCGGCATCGGCTCTCACGCCACAAAATGTAGTCAAGGGTCTTGAGATCCGACCGTTTGAACCCGACGTCAAGCGCGAGCTTGTGCCATTTGGGGCAGCGCCACTCGGTCGCTCCGACGGGGCTGGCGGTCAAGGACATGGCCGCAAAGGCGGCGACGAGAATCTTCTTCATGGGCGTTCCTTTCGTTTGATCGGCGTAAGCCGGTCGGGATAGATATCCCTGAACTGACGGTGACTTACCGTCCCCCCATAAATCGAATATGAACCGTCCTGGTTCTTGCTGTGGACGACGAACTCTCCATGCAGGCCTTTGACCTTCACGGCATCGCCGTATTCAAACTCTTTCGTGGTTCCCATGTACGGCTCCCAAGCGTCTACGGATATGTTCCGACTACCCTAGTCGGCAACAACCCTCAATACAACCTTAAGGGTTAGGCGATATCCTTTTCCCGCGCTAGGAACAAATCGTTTGCCCCGCGTTCTGGGGCGACAGCTGCGCGGGCCGCTAGTTGGCTACGACGCTGACGCGCAATTTCCTGCGCCATCGTGCGTAGCTGAGCCCGGTACCGGTCCTCATCTACCAAGTCAAGGGCTTGTCGATCTGGAATAAAAAACTCCTCCATCAACAAATCCATAAAACCAGGTTTCTCGCGCAGCTGCTCAAGATTCCGCTCTGTCAGCATTGCCGACCCACGTTTTGTTTGCCCCGTGACTACGTCCAGTCCAGCTGCCCGGGCCTGAGCGGCCAGCGCCCTATTAGCTGCCAATGTTTGCATAGCGTTCTGGCGACGGAGGCGCATGCCCATCTGCTCTGTGGCTGGGGCGTATGTGGGGGTCATTTCATTGGCGTCGCGTATAACGGTAAGCCTTTGCATATCGGCAACGTCAACTGGCGGCGTTTGAATTTCGGCATACGGCAGCCGTGACGCGCCGGCTTTTTCCGCAAAATACTCGCCTATATCACGCAGCGGTTTTTGGTACACCTCTGGGGTTGGGACGTTGTAGGCAATCGGCGGCAACGATGGGTCATAGGGCTGGACTATTTTAGGGAAATCACTTTTGCGCCCGATGTCATCAAATCTACGGAACATCATGTAGCTGTCACCTGGGGTGACTGTTGCGCCTGGCTTAGGAGTGAAATCAAAAATGCCCTGAGCCGCGAAGTCGCGCCAGTAATCATCTATAGCCTGTTTTGACATGCCTTCTTCTGCGTTCATAAACGCTCGGGGCGTCCGGTATTGGCTGGCAGTCTGCACGTCGAGGGGGTTTCTAATGTGCCCATATACGGGGCCGCCCAAACTTTGTTCCAGCTCGTTTCGGATCGCGGCATAGCCAGACCTCGCGTCAACACCCTTTTCTGCGGCCAACCTGTTAGCTAGCCCGATATAACCAGATGTGGGGTCTAACCCTGGAGCGTATTGCCCAGCCGACAAAATCTTTGGAATCTGGCTGCCCTGCACCTGGATACTTGGGACGGCACTACGGTTTCCGTAGACCCGCGCCAAATCTTTCATCGCACTCTCGTATCGCGTCGTCGCCGAGTTTCGGGGGAACTCAAGCCCAGACGGGCTTATCACGGGTCGGATCGCTGGGGCGTTCAGACCGATGTCGTCAACGGCCCCAGCTATTTTACGCGTCGCCTGGTTAGCAATAGCTCCTTCGGGTATCGCCGGCGTCAACAAATCCGCAGCCGTAAGTAGACCGCCGGCAGCCTTGTTCACCCGCTCCATCGGGCTCTGCTTAACCAACGGGTTGACCGACTCGCCGAGGCCGTAGATCGGGTCAATAAACGTGCGACGAAACTCGCCTGGCATCTGCTTGGCCGTCGCCACAGGATTCGTCACAGCGTCTTTCAGATCGCCAACAAAGTCACCGAACCAGCCCCACCCCCTCTCAGGGGCAGTCTCAGGCTCGGGGACACCAACAGCGAGCTGGCTTTTCTTGGCTTTCTTCTCGGCCAGTTGCTTCGTCGGGTCGGCCGCCATCAACAATCCCACTTGCGTAGGGCTTTGTTGATCCGGCTATCGGGATCACGTTTCGTTTTCTCGGACGTCAACAGGCGCTTCATCCCCTCCATACGGGCGCAGAAAGACCGGCGTCGGGCAGCTGCCGCAGGCGACGACGAGGCCTGCTTCTTGGACACCGGCGGCTTCAACTTGCCCCCAGTGGCACGGTTGTACGAGGCCCGCCCCTTAGCGTTCAGCCCACCTTCAGGGTTTTTGCCTTCGCTACGTTGCCACGCTGGCGATGCCATCAGCGCCTCTTGGACAGCCTATGGGCGCGACGTTCGGAGCGTTCCTCTGACCAGCCCTTGTTTTCCATGCGGGTTTCTTCACGCTCGGTGTACTTGGACTCGCCTTCTTCGTGACGGTCGTAAGCCTTCTTCTTGGCCATCTTGGCCGCAAGTTTCTTAGCAGGAGTCATCTATCGACCATCTTTATCCGAGCACTTGACTTTCGATGTTGGTATGAATATGGGTTCGGCAAAAGTGGGTATGCCTTTGCTTCTCGCTTCTTCGTGCCCTCAGGCAACGTTTGAAGCGGGCCTAACGGCTTGGGCGGGGTCTTGCCCTTTTTCGCCTTAGCTTGTGCAAGTTGTTGGATTGGCTTCATTGTTTACCTGCCCATGCGTTATCTACGAGGTTCGGATACGGCCGGCCGGCGTCGGCGGCTCGCTTCTTTGCCGCCAGCTTTTGTGTGGGTGTGAGAGGCTGCGATTTCCCCTTGGGGCTCGGAGTATCCCAAAATGCTTTCTTCACCTGGCACCCTTTCTGGTAGCGCAATAATCGTCAATCGTAGTCCTGCCTGCTTGCCAAGTATAGGGCGCTTGAATGTGATGGTAGGGATAATGTCTGGGGTGTCGTCATCCAAAACATTCGCGTCAATCAACCCGTCAATAGCTGCCTTCGCAGACGGGAAACAGGCCGCCGTGTCCTGCCAGTTGCGGGTGTTCAGCACCGGCTGGACAATGATCTCAGCTGCTTCCAGGTGGGGCATCCCAGCTTCAACGGCCGCCCAACAAAACCCTTCGCGCCACCATTTCGTATCCTCAGCTCGGACACGGTAATGCCTAGTGCGTTCCTGGTTCAGGCTGGTGGGGCGACGGCCCATAAGGGCCAGCTCGACCGCGATCCGGTTACCCCTGGAGTGCTTTGGCACGTTTTTGTGCTTCTTCGAACGCGACCAAGCGTTCCTTAGCGGTGCGTTCGATGTCAGACATTTGCTGCCTTGTCGCCGTGGGCAGGAAGGGCAGGCCAAGAAGACGAGCTGCTGCAACGGCGCGCCCACCGGCTTTGGGCACCATGTCCAAAGTGCCTGGCCGCAGCCGCGCCTGGCCGGTGTCGTATCGTTGGTATGGGCCGGTTTGGATATTTGTCCCTGGGATGGTGCCAGTGGGCAGAATGTCCAAGACTCGGGTGGCGATGGGGAACTGTTGCAACGAGAAGCCCAGTAGTTCTTCGGGACGACGGAACAACATCGTGTTGCGCTCGGTCCCGGTGGACCCAACCGATCCCGTCCCGTAGGGCCTCGACACATCCTTGAGTCGTGGCAAGTTTTCACCAAGGAATCCTGCTCCCAGGATGCGGGGAAGTGGGGACAGTGGGGACAGGAGTGACGATGGGTCGCCCTTCACAATGGCGCGGCCAATCGGGCCGCCGACTACGTCGGCAAACGGGTTCATGAAGTTGCTGCCGGCCAGGAAACCGCCAGGCAAAGAGATTTTGTCGGTGTACAGGTCAAACGGGTCGGTATCGGGGTCGTATGCAAAGTTGCCCAAATAGACGTACCACTTGATCGCACTCGGGTTTTCCTTGGCGACTTTTAGGAACAGCTTGTGGATGTGTTTGATCCATGCGTAAAAGGTGGCGTTCGGCAGGATGTACTTACGTTCGCGCGGTGACAACCCCATCCAGTCACCCATGACGTCGTTTGCGCTGTCGACAGTATCTTCAAAGGCATCACGGATGGGGCCGGGCTTTTCGTGGAGCCCCGCCTCAAGCGCACTTTCGGCAGTCAGACTCGTCCCGTTGCGGGCGTTGTACCCGTCAATGGCTTCTTGGAACTTGGCAAGGAAAAACGCGTGACGGCCGACGCGGTTGATCGCTTCGTTGACGCGGTACATCCCTTTGCGCCAGGTTGGGATGATGTCGCCGACATTAAAGTCGCCTTTGATGTTTGGCGTGTAATCCCGTAAAAACTGCTGGGGAACTGTCATCCGCTCGGGTGCGTCACGGTACCCACGCAGGCGTTGTTGTTCGCCAATGCGAAGGCCGACGTCCTGGAGGCCCGATTCGGCAAGGATTTCGCCAATGCGCGTGGTGCCCCGTTTGTCAGCTTCGCGGAAAACGTTGCGGATTATTTCGCCGCGCGTTGCGTTCGGGCCACCGTAGTTAGCCCGCAGCGAGTCGACCATGTAGTTGCCAAGTGTTAGCGGGTTAACGCCAGACACGGCAGCCGAAATGAAAATGCCGAGGATGTCGCCGATTTGCCATTGGAACGAAAATGGCAATGTCAGATTTTTGAAGCCGGTCGTAACGCGCGAAGCAGTCCTCAAATAGATGCCCATGTCATCAGGGTTGTAGACGGTCGCTTTCCGCATGACGCGCTCACGGGTGTATTTAGGAAGGTAAGGTGTGCTTTCGTCGATTTCGTAGGTCGGCACACCGCGTTCGATGCGCCCAGTTAGCGGCAGCGTGACAAAGCCTTGCTTTTCCATTTCCTTGTTGATGAGGTCGCCATAGATTTCTGCTTCTTTTCGTGCGGCAACAGCAGCGCGGTTCGGCAGCCCTTCGGCATACGCAGCAACACCCTCGGGGGTGGCCGGCCGGCCGCCAGCCCAGCTGTAGGCACGGTCGTATGCTTCCTTACGCAGGTTTTGCACAACGTCACGCCCGAGCAGTTCCTCTGCGTTGACTGTGATAGCTGAACGCATCAGTGACCGGAAGGCTTCGGTCATGTCGAGGTTCATTTGTTCGGCAACGAGACGGTTGGCGAGGACAATCGGATCGTAGATTTCTTCAGTAGTTCCTTCGCGGAAGTATTCGCTACTTGCCTTTGTGTCGCCGATCAAGCCTTCCTGGATCTCGACGATTGCACCTTGCGTCCGGTTGGTGGGGCGGCCGGCGGGGGCATATTGGCTGCCAATAAATGGTTGACCTTCAGCACGGGGCATGTTGAGCGCGGAACGGAGGGGCAACCCTGGCGGCAACTGTGTCCTCCGGCGCAGGTTCGCTGCATCGATTGATTGGACAACCACATCAACATTGCGAGTGCGATCCTCGATGGCTGCGCCCTGTGCAGCTTCAACCTCATTGATCTGGCGAGTTGTCTCGTCGACGAAACGGACAGTCTGCGCTGTCGGCCGAAGCATCGCTGGGAAACCTTCTCCAGGAGCAACGGGGACTCCTGATTCCGACAGCGGCCTTGCAACACTTGGGGCCCCTGTTTCTTGGCCGATGAACACGCGGCCGGTTGGACCTTGGCCCGTAACGGCGACATCCGGCTGGGTGACGATTTCTTTCCCGAGGCGAGCTTCGGCTCGCACTTCAGCCGAGGTAAGAAGGCTGAGTCGGGCGCGACGAGCTGCCTGGTCGACGCGGAGTTTGTCGACCTTGGCGGTCGCACGCTCTTTGGTACGTTCCAGGCTTTTTAGGCGTTGGATTCCTGACGCAAGTTTTTGTTCGGCGCGGATCAATTCGGGTGCCGTAGACAGGACATTGCCGCTGCCGGCTGTGAGCTCGCGGCCTGGCCGGAAGATTGGCCGTTCCGCGACGGGGTTTGCTAGGTCATATTGCAGGCCTTCGTCGACAACCTTGCGGGCCTGTTTGAAGTTCGTGAACTCTTGCGCTGTCGATTCGATGGGCAGGCCGTCGCTGCCGTAACGCTTAAGTATGAAGCGGTATTGGGGTTTGCCGGCTTTCGTCGTACCGACTTGGCGGCGCGTGGCTAGGTACGAACGATAGCCAGTGTTGATCGACCAGTTGTTGTCGTCGATCTTGGTCCAGTCGGATTCGTTGAGGGCGCTAGGAGCAGGCCCGGTTGATTCGAGTGCTGGTGGGTCCAATGCTTCAGGCAACTCGGTGCCCGCGATTACCGAATCAACTTGCACAAACCCTTGTGGCGGCCCAACAGGGCCGGCGGCGCTTCCTGCTTTCAACGCCTCAAGTTCGGCAACTGCGTCACGGTGCGTTACCCAAGCCTCGTCAGCAGCATTTTCTAGCTTTTTTGCAGCGTTGTCGGCTTTGACACTCTTGGCTAGCCGCTTTTGGCGTTCTGCAACGCTGAGGCCTTCCTCGTCGCTGAGGTTGGCTAGGTTATCAGCTTTCTTTTGCGCTTCTACTGCGGCCGCTTCTTTAGCGTCGAGATCCTGCTTTAGTTGGTCGACGCGGGCCTGGGCTTCCGCGATTCTAACGTCGGTAGGTGCTTCGACAGGCTTTAGGCGCGGCGCTAACGCACCCTGTATTTGCGTTGCCGCAGCAGCTTCCTCGCGCATGATTTCAAGTTCGGAGCGAGTCTGGTCGAGGGCATCGCGCAGGCTGACTGTATCGGCGACGAGGTTAGTCCTGATTTGTTCAAGGTCGGCGATCTTTTGTTCCAAAGCAGCTATTTCGGCATCGGTGGCTCCAACTGCTTTTGGTTCTGCCAAACGTGGGCCTTCAGCTGTCCTTGACAATGCCGCGACAATGTCATCAGGGAGGTTGCCTTCTCGGACGATTTGAGTTGCGATTGTGTCCGGCGACAGCGGGTTCTCAACCTTGGTGAATAGCTCTTGGTTGCGGAACGGCATCACCAAGCCGATAATGTTGCCATCCCGCTTGATGATGATCGACGCTTTGTCTTCTATCGGGAGGTGAACAGTGTCGCCGGCCTTATACACGACGTTGAACTGTTGCTGGTCGGCGAACATAAGCTGGCCGTCCGGCCGTCGCAAAAACACGAATGTTATTTGCGTGGGCTTGCCGTCCAACGTAACCGTTGCAATACGTTGGCCTTCGATCTTCGCAGGGGGCTGTTTGTCTGTTTTGGCTTTTTTAGCCAGGTCAATGAGCTTTTGGAAGTCTGGGCCTTCGGACGTTGGGGCTTTGGGGGCCGCGTCCTTCGCTGCACTGAAAGAACCGTACGTCTGCTGCGTCCCCGCAACGACATTTCCGTCCGCGTCGAGTTGCGACAACGTGTATTTTTTCTTGTCTTTGCCGTCTTTAGTTTTGCCAACGACGTTTTCTTCGATGCGATAGGTCGTGTCGCCTATCGTGCGCTCCATAGTTGTGCGGCCGCCGACAGTTTTGAACCCGAGGGTCTGTCCCCACGGGTCGGTGTACCTGCCAGGTTCTTTGAACAGTTCTGCTGCTTTGGAGCCACCGGGGATTTTCGTTGCCATGTAGCCGTTACTGAACCAAAGTTCGCCATTGACGTTAGAAACCAATGCGGGGTAGCCGCCGGAGTTTCTGTACCCGCCGTTTTTTGCAGACAACAGGACCTCGTCTGCTGCTTTGGCAATCTCTTTGTCTTTTGTCGGGGCTACATAGGTTGTGTCGAGATGTTGTTTGACGTCGTCGATGACTTCTGCTGGAAGCGTTTTATCTGCGACAGCCTTTTCAAGAATCGCAAGTAGTTGGTCAGCGGAAATGAAGCCTTCGGCTGCCGGGGCTGCGGCCAAGGTTTCCGGTTCAACCGTTTTGCTGGCGTCATCACGGGTGAGCTTGGCGTTAGTGATCTCTATGTCGAGTTTTCGCAGGTCGACCACGTTCGTGCTGATCGCCGATTCCAAGTCGAGGATTTCATCTTGCAGCGCGGCGATCTGCTCGTCGGTCGGAGCTAGTTCGGAGTAGGCGTCCGGGTCGCCAGGGATTTCTTCAACGTCGGCTTTGGCCGCCGCGATGATCTCATCAGGGTTCTCCCCCGCTTCATCGAGCTGGTCACCAGCGTCGATCTGGCGGCCTTCTTCGGCGTCGATTTCTGCGGTTGCGGTGTCGATTTGGTCTTCGAGCTCCGCAATGCCAGCCTCAACAGCAGCAATGCCATCTTCGACGACAGCAAGATTTTCTTCTACAAGTTCGCGGTTGACAATGACCCCGTTGACGACAGTGCTGTCGGATTGCGTAGCCCGCATTTCGTCGTCGATTGCTTTGAGCCGATTGCGTTCGGCTTGGAGTTTTTCCAACATGCCAGGCACATAGTTGGTGGCTTCCGGGGAATCCGGGCTGACGAGGTTGCCGTCAGCGTCGGTGTAGTAGCCGGCAAGCTGCCCGATTTTGTATTGGGCTTTGATGACTATGAACTCAAGCTTGCGGATACGCAGCTCGGCGTCGACAATCTGTTCGGCCAGTTTGCGATTCTTGCCACGCAAACGCTCCAAGATTTTGATACTGCGTTTGATGTTCTGTGCTGGGGTCCGAACGAGGTCGCCAGGATATTTGTTGGTTGTATAAAAGTCTTGCGGCGGGACACCCGTTGACGGGCCGCCCATGTCGCCTGGCGGCCGGGGGAAGCCAGCAATAGTCGCTTCGCCTTGAGCGAGTAGGGCCTCTCGGACGCGTTTGTAAAACTCGACGTTGTTGCGCTCTTTGGGTGGGTACAGCGTCGAGTCAAGGGCCACGGATTCTGGCGCTGCCTCAACTCGGGCCCTCATGTATTCAATGACACGCGGATCTTGGAGATCGCTGAAGAAGCCTGATTCATACAACGCCCCGATTTCTTCTGCTACGTCGGAGCGACCAATGCGGGCCATCGCATCCGCGAACTTGTCGGGGCTAGGGAACGGAATATCGTACGAAGGGGTCAGTGGGGTTTTGCGGCCATACCCCCCACGGGCCTGCTCGGTTTGGATTTCCAAACGTGCCGACACTTTTTGGGCAGCATCCTGGATGCGTGAACTTTGCTGGGGGGACAGGCGGCCATTGAGATAATCGGATGCCATGCGGGCCCCTGCTGGCGTCAACGAATAGCCTGGCTCGAAGTTGTACCGCCCAATTTCGGCGATGTACTCAACGCTTTGCCCGGTTCGTTGGGCGACTTCCTCAATCAGCGCAGCCCGGCCATTGATGATTGCGAAGACTGCTTGATTTTCTTCGGGCGTCATTGGCCCGAGGTCTTCCCAAAACAAGGGCTTGTCCGCTACTTCAGTCATTTCACGAACGATCTTTGTGCCGTTTTTGTTCGCTCTAAGGACAGCCCTGCCAACGCCGGTGCCAAGCAACTTTTGGGTTACGACGGTCACTATCCCGCCACGATCAATTTCTTTACCCCAACGGGCTTCAAGCCGGTTCGCTTTTGCTCGTTTGCTCATGACCTCGGGGTCCATCGGGTCAAGCGCCTCGCGCCGGGCTGCTTCGGCGCGGAGATTATTAGCTTTGTAACGCCCGTATTTGCCCGCTGTGCTAACGGATTTGCTGACTGCTTCGATGGGCAAACGAATCGGGGCATCGCCAATCCAGTCAGCAACATTGGCTGCCTTGCTGACCTTTGCGCCAACACGATTGAGACGGGCAGCCCCTGCTGCCGAAATGCGGCCGCCGGCGCTAGCTCCCTTCAGCACGGCTCCTGTACCGCCCAAAACAATCGCAGCGTTACCTGCGTCTTCCATAAGGTATGGGAGCGGTGTTTCGCCGCGTTTGATCGCTTGCCCAGCAAGACGGATATTTTTGCCAGTAAAAGTATTAGCAAGAGATTCGGAGTATTCTTCGCCAGTTTCGCTTAAAGCGATGGGACCGAAGGACGTCCCCAAAAGAGCTTGGAAGACCTTTGTTGGGATCGACAGGCTGCCGCCTTCTGTCCCTTTTTTATCCCCGCCCTTGAACAGCCCCGTGCCAAGGCCGAAGACAGCTGCGGGGGCCGCAATAATGGCGTTGGCCAAGAAGTCGGCAGATTTCTGTGGACTGAAAGCTTTGCCAACATTTTCCCAAGACCATTCGCCTTCGTCTTCTTTTTTTGCGGGGGCAACTGGTGGCCGCAACTGTGGCGCAGACCCAGGGACCGTTGGGACCGTGGTGACTGGTTGTGCTGGCGGGGCGGCGGGGCCAGTGGTCAGAGGCTTAAGACGCTTCTTACCTTTCCCCCCTTCCGGCCCAACAGGCAGGGCGGTGGGGGGCGGCGTGTACTGGGCCATGCGTAGACTTTACTTGCCGATGAGGCGTCCTGTACGCTGCAATTGCAACGCACTTTGGGCTGGGTTCCGAGCTGATTTAAGGATGCGGGTGACGTAGGCGCTAAGGATGCGCCCAATAGGTTCCGTTTGCGCGTCGCGGATTCGGGTGTCGACGTAATTGTAAGCACCGGCGTCGTCGCCATCGTTGATAAGGGCCTGGATTTCGTCAAGGTCGAGCTGGAGTTGTGGGCCCAGGTTGGGGTCGGCAATCGTTGCGTAGATTTCGTCGGGGGTCATGCCCGTTTCCGTCGGCAACCTGGAGGCACTAAAGCCGAGGGCTTGCGAAGACTTGCCCAAGTAATACAAATCACGGGCTTGTTTCGGCAACTGCGCTGGTTCCAGGTCGTATTCTGCCATCGCGGCGTCGATTGAACCGACATCGCCTGTCCCCAGTGCGCGGTCAAGTACGTCTTCTTCGGCAGCTTCTTGTTCTTGCATGACCCGCTCGTACTCGGCGTAGTCCACGAATCCAGACTGCAAAGCTTGCTGGTCGCGGAGCGCCTTTGCAGATTCCACGTCATATTCGGTGCCGAAGATGCCGGCGGCCAGTGCGGGGTTCATGCCGTAGCGTTGGGTGGCCACGGCCCGTGCGTAGACGGACATCGGGGTGTCCTCGACCATTGAAGCTGTTTCTTCCGCGCCCACTTTCTGGCGCAGGGTTTCGCCTGCGAGTGCGCCGTATGTCTGTTCTTCTGCGCGTCGTTCGGCTGGTGCCATCGTCTGTTCAGGCGCGTCGTAGCCTCCGAACAAGGCTTTTGCTGGGGCCCGCAGGCTGGTGGGGAACACTTCCCGTGCGTACCCGCCGAGCTCGCCGATGTCCTCGGCCATGTACCGATTCCGCCCTGTTTGGCGGGACGTGCCGGTTGCCTTGGCCGCAAGGTTACGCAGGCTCTCGGCCCAAGCGTTAGACGCCGCGTTGCGTTGTTCTGCCTCGCCTCTGATCGCTGTTTCAAGGTCGCTGGTGGTGTAGAAGCCGCCGTACTTGCCCTTGCTGGACAGGCCTTGGCCCATCGGGGCTGGGGTGGCGAGGTTTGTTGCGCCAAGGAAGTCGGTGTACGACGCCGGTGTCGGGAGAGTGTTGAGCAGGGCTTTGCCATATGGGCTCGCCAACGGTGATTCGGGTTCGACGGGGGCTGCGCCTGTTGCCTTCTCGATCAGTTTCTGCCGTGAAATAACCATCAGTATTCGCTCGCCATTCGTGAGGTTGAGGGAGTGTATGTTGAGCGGCGTCCGGTTCCAAGGCGTCGGCGAGCGTCAATGATCGCGTTTATAACCGCCATGTAGTCGGTTGGATCTGGCAGGTTGAAGTCTGGCTGTTCGTTGCCGGTCATGCCCATACCGCCCACACCATCGCCGCTGCCGCTCCCCGCTTTGCGTTTCTTCTCAGCTTCGTCTTCCAAGAACTTTTGGTAGGCGCGGGCAGCGTTGACGTAGTTCGGCAGGCTTGAGGCCTGCGACTCCATATACGCCTGCTGTGGGGCAAGCGCGTCTACATTCCGCAAGTTGGCTTGCAGCACGTTTGCGCCAGGGACCATGCCTGATGCGGTTTCAATGCCACGGAGCGTCGGGTTGACCGCTTCTGCGATGCCACCAACTTCGCCGCGCCGGCGCTTCAAGTTAGCTACGCCGGTTTCGGCGAGGTTCGTCAAAGGGTTAAATGCCATTAGCGGAGCTTCTTTGCTGGGGTTTTAGCTGCTGGGGGCTTGGGCGGTGTCGGTGGCTTCGGTGGTGTGGGTGGCTTGGGGGCCGTTGGCGCTTTGGGTGGCGTCGGTGTGCGCGGAGCGGCAGGACGTGGGGCAGGGGCGGGAGCAGGGGCCATTGTGCGGCCGCTGAATACGTCGTTGATCGCCTGCTGGACTGTCGCGTCGCCAGTGCTGTAAGGGCCCTGTGACCCGAACAAGGTTGCCCCGACCTGCTGGTCAAGGTTGACGCCGGTGCGCGTAGCCTTGTTGACGCCAGGGGCCTGTGCCTGTGTCGCTGGGGTGAACGACGGGGCCGGCATCGCGGTCGATGTGCCTGGCGGCAGTGTCATGCGGTTGCCGCTGTCGGCGGTTGTATCCCGAGCGGGTTCGGGGACGGTGCCGTACTTGATCCGGTAGTCGGCGAGCTGCTTGTTGTAGTCGGCGGTGTTCGTCGCCTCTTGGCCTGCGATCTGGTTGTACAGGTCCATGACCGACTGGTAGTAGTCGCCGGCGAGGTTCTGCTGACCGACAGCTGCCTGCCCCGAACGGAGCATCCCTGCTGCTTCCGCGCCTGCTGACAGCCGTTCTTTGCCACGCTGGTACCCGACGTCAAGGACGCCGGTGGTGCCAGGGGTGTAGGTGGTCTTACCGGATTCGTCTTTGGCGAACGTGCCTGAAGCGCCGGCTTTGAGCTGCTGGGCGAGCTGCGCCTGCTTAGCGTCGTAGCTGTCTTTGGCAAGCTTTTCCAGCGCGGCGAGGTAGTCGGACGACGCGGACATCAGGCGGTTTTCTTGATCCTGGTGGGCTTGACGGTTTTGTCGAGGCGTCGCACGTCAGACTTCAAATCGCGTACGTCAGCTTTGACGTCGTGCATGTCGCCTTTTACGTCTTTCACGTCGCGTTGAACCTCTTGGATGATTTTGATTGACTCGCCGTGTTGCTGAGTGTTGCGCCTATCCAAGCGATACAACAGCCACATCAGGGGGCCGCCTATGACTGCTACTACAATAGCAGACCATGCGGCGTTCATTTCGCCCACTGCCAATGCCACCATTCGTGTTCGGGGTTGGCTTGCCCGTTGTCTAGGTAGGGCAGGCTTTGAAGTGTGAAGCCGTAAGCCGGGGCGTTGGCGCACAACCAGAGGCGGGCCTTTTCGGTGAGGGGCACCAGCTGGCCTTTCTTGTCTTCGCCGAGGTCAATGGCGACGCCGACATCGTGGGGGCTTCCGCTATCGGGTGACGCAGACGGGGCCATGCCAGGCTTCAAATACCATGTTTTGCCTTGGTATTTGCGAGTGATCTGCGGTTTGCGTCCCTGATCTTTGAGGCTGTACCGCTGAAGAAACAGGGCCTCGACTTGGGCTTTGGGGCGGTAGTCGCCGATGTTACGGAACTTGATCCCTTCGGACATCGCATGGTCGTACATGTTGTTGAAGGCGTCGGCGGCGTGGTGGTAGAGCTTCCCGCCGGTTTTGACTTTCTTCAGGTATTCCTCGGGGATTTCGCCTCTCGGGTATTTTTCTAACTCTTTTGGGATGACAAGGCTCCGGGCTGGGATGCCTTTGTTTTTCCCGACGGCGAGCCGGAGTTTGCGACGCAGCGGCTGCTTACCCGTTGCCATTGGCTGAGCCCTTTCCGAACGCGGTGTCGGCGGGGTTCAGGTAGCGCATGATGACTGGCAGCGCGGCAGCCCACAGGGCGTTGAGGGCGGCTTTCCAGTCTTGGCCGGAAGCGATGTAGGCGGCGACGCCAGCTCCGACTACGGATCGGGCGTAGGAGGCCACTAGGGCTTTATGTGCTGCTGTCAGTTTCATTGGTTTTGTCCTTCCGGTTGTTATTGCCAGCGACCATCACGCCTGACAGGGTGCCTACGAGGAACGTGGCTATCGGGGTGATGAGATCGAAGAACGCTTTGTCGTTGGGGCTTTGCTCCATTGGCTGCGTAACGTAGATCAACGAGTAGAGCACAGCGCCCATTGTGAAGGCGAGGACTCCGGCGAGGGTGAGGCCGACTGCGAATCGGAGTCGAGCGTTGAGATCCTCGGGGGTGAGGCGGGTTCGGTCGCGGTTCAGCATGGTGCTGCGGGCCCGTAGATGGTGCTGCCGGTGACGCCTAGTGCCTTGTTTTTGGTGCGGAGCGTGGTCGGGGTAGGGCAGGTGGTTGGCGGGGCGATGACGAGGCCGGCGCAGGCTGGGGTGTTGGCGTTAGCAGGGTCTTGGCAGGGGTAGCGGTAGCGGTCACCGCAGGCGACGAGGATGGCGGCGAAAAGGATGGCAACGAAGGCTGTCCTGAACAACATGGGGGTAATCGTTGCACAAAGGCGAGGACTTTTCTACGGGCTAAGCGGCTTCGTAGGTGGTGATTGCTGTCGTGTTCCAAACGAGCTGGTTTGACGGTGTGCCGGGGTTGATTGTGATTGAGGCGGTGGTGCTTGCTGATGCTGGCGCAAACATGGTGATGTCAAAACGGGAGTAGCCTGTGCCGATGGTTGTGCCTGCTGCGCCGGCTGCTTTGATGCTGAACGGGAAGTTCGTCATCGTTGTGGGGTATTGCGCTACAGCAAACGTTGCTGTGAAGGATGCCCGCGCAATGACAATGGACCCAAGCTTGATGTAAGCCGATGCGTTGTTTGTGATCGTGGCGACGCCGCCGAGCTGCCCAGTGAGGCCTGGCGTGAAAGTTGTCCATGCGCCGAGAGCTGCGATCTGATCGGTGGCGGTGATTGTGACGACGCCTGCGGCTCGGTCAATGGTCACCCGCGATCCTGCGACAATACCATTCACTACGTTGGTGTTGAGAAAGTCCTCCAACACGCGGTCGCGGGTCGACATGTCGTCCAGTAACTCGTCAACCTTCTGTTTCTCGCCGAGCCGGCCGAGGGCGTTAGCGACGTCATCCCATTTAATCGGGTACTCAAACTGGGCGAACTGGTTGTTTTCCTGATTGTTGGCGGTCTGCCCTGGCCCTTGGCCGAGGCCCAACGCGACAAGGCTGCTGCCAGAGCCTGCGGGGCCAATGCCCGACGAACTGATGTTGGTGCCTTCGGAGTTGGCGTTGAACCTTTCGGTCACTTGTATTCCTCAATGACGGCCATGACGCGCCGGACCTTGACGCCGGAGAACGTGATCTGGATCTCGATCCCGTAGCCGTAGCCAGGGTTGTCGGGCCTGAAACGGTAGACACGGCCCATGAAACGGGTGCCGGTGCCTGGGATGTCGCTATTGGTGATGGATGTCGTCATGTTGGTAGACGACACGTCACCGACCGATACGGCAAGGTCCCCAATGGGATATTTCATGTTGGTGCGTACCGCGACGGAACTGGCCGCTGTGTAGGCGCTAGCAGTTTCCAGCTCGACTACTTCTACTTCCACGAATACGTCTTTGACGGTGATCGGGACCTGCGAACTGAAGTCGGATAGGAGCGCGGTAGCGGTTGACGGGGCGCGGGATGCTGTCTGGCCTGGTTCAAAGGTGGGGAGCTTGACGGTGTGGACGCCGACCTTGAGTGCCCCTGCTGTAGTTTTGCTGACCTGCATGACAAGGATGGGGCGTTGGATGGAGACGGTGCTCCGCGAAACGTAGGCGAGGCCTGGGTAGTAGGACAGTGTGCCGGTCGCTGGGGTGATGCCAGTGACGTTCGGGATCTGCGTTTTCGTCCAACGGTTTTGCTGGTTGAGAAGCCACATTCTGCCGGACAGCGCGGTCGACGAGTCTTGGTTGGTGAGGCAAACCTGCAATGTTCCGAGGGGGCCTTTGGACATGTTGAGCTCTTGGGTCAACGTGCTGAAGCGTTGGAACATCATGGGGGTGACGCGGGCCCCGTTGACGGTGTACAGGTTGACGGGGTAGTTGACGGTGCCGGTGTCAGCGTTGAATACGACGCTGTTGTTCCATTCGGCGACGGGGTCGGTGGGGATGACGCCGAGGCCGTTGTTGATCTGGCGTACTGCTGCCGAGTAGGAGAGGACGCCGGTGACGGAGAACCAGCCGGAGGGTTTGCCGACGATCAGGTCGTAGTTGCGGGCAGTGATTGTCGAGATGGAATCTTCGGCGTATCCGATGATGATGTAGTTCGTGGCCGCCCATGTGGTGCTGAAAGCTGCTGCTCCGCTGAAGAACAGGTATGCGGAGGTTGTCCAGCCGATCATCCGGGCTCCCCAAATGACAAGGTTGGTGAGCCTCGTTTGGCCGGTCGCGGTCATGAGCGCAGTGATGTCAACGTTGACTTGGGTGCCAAATGTGCCGGTTCCACCAATGCCGACAAGCATGATCCGGTTGAGGTCGCCAGGAACGTAGATGTCAATGTTGGTGCTCCCCAGTTTGTTAATCATTACTGGGGTGGAGATAACAAAATCGGCAACGCTGCCTGCCAGCGTGAGGGTGAAACGGGTGACGGCGCTAGTCTCGGTGTTGATCGCATACAGGTAGGCAACTGACGCGGTTTTGGCGGTGAACACCATCATCCGGTCCAAGCAGGCCGGCTTGCTGATCTCAGTGAGGCCAGTGTTGTTTATCAGGCCCGAGGCGGTGTCGGTGCCGGTCAGGGTGAGCTGCGTTGGCTCGTACATCGGGATCAGGGTCGCGTCGTCCATAGCGACCGCCACGTTGTCGCCGGTGAACGTGTTGCGGGGCTGCTTCGTAGCTGACGGCCCAACATAGAAGCCGCCCGTGAAGTCGTCCCATTCGACGATGCGGGTAGCCATTACTGCCAGTTAGCGTAGGAGACGCGGGGCGCGACTTGGATCTTCCGGCCAGTTTTGCGTCGGACATCGTCCCGCATCCGGTTCATCAGATCGTTGGATTGGGCCATGTAGACAGCTGCGCGGCCCTCGTCTTGCCGGCGTAGGGCGCACAGGTACGCTCCGTAGGCGACGATCCACTGGTGGAGGAAGCCTGGCATGACCGGTTCTTGAGAATCTACGGTCATTTCGGGTTCGGTCTTGTAGTAGTACATGGTCGCCAGAATCATTTGGCTCGATGTCGGCGATATCTGCACCTGGTTGCCGACGATTGTCCACTGGTAGGGCCAGCCGGAGTAGTCGGCGGTGTTGATGAACTGGTTGAGGTCGACGTATGGGACGGGTTGGCCGTTGACGACAAGCTCTTTCGCTCGGACGAAGTCGCAGGGCAGTTCGGCAGAGTTGATGTTGGCGGGGAAGGCGAGTTGTTGGCTGGCGACAAGCCACGGCCAGTCTCGGGTGGTGACCATGACGTTCAGGGCGTCGGTGATCGCCTGGTTGACGACGGTGTCGGTGATGAGTCCGTCGCCGGAGGAGGGGATCGCTAACCGGTTTTTGATTTCGGTGCGGAGCTCGCCACGGTTCATGGGTCGGAGTCTACTCTTTTGAGGGGGCCGGCGTCTCTACATCGCGGTATATCTGGGCGATGTCAGCTGCATGGGTCGAGCTGATCTCGGCGACAAGTTGTTGTATCAGGCCGTTGCGTTGGCGTTGGGCGGTGTGGTTCCCGATGTGTTGCTTGTACAGCATTTTGGGGATGTGGGTCATGCGGGTGGCGAGGGCTGTGCGTACGCAGAGTTCGTAGTCGTCGGCTATGGGGAGGTCTGGGTTGTGTCCTCCGAGCCGGTGGTAGACATCGCTGCGCCAGACTCGTACATGGTTGGGGGCTGAGACGATGTGGGAGAGGGTGGTGCGGTTGATTTCGGGGGCTTTCATTGCCCAGACTTGGTGGGTTTCGTCCCAGTAGTGGTCGCCGTATCCGAAGGCCCAGCCGTCGGGGTAGCGGCCTGATTGTCCGTCTGGGAGGATTTCGCACCAGTCGGAGTAGAAGAAGCCTGAGTAGGGTACTTTGTCTGCGTATTGTTGGATGGTGGTGAGTGCGTCGGGGGTCAACTCGTCGTCGTGGTCTAGTTCGACTAGGAGTTCGCCTCTGCCGAGCATGAAGGCATCGTGTTTGACGGCTCCGATGTTGCCGTTGCTGGGGGTGTGGGGCCGGTAGATGCGGATTTGGTAGCGTTCGTCGGCGCAGTATCCGTAGAGTTGGCGGTGGGTTTCCCAGCCTGGGCTGTCGTCGAGGATGACCCATTCCCAGTCTGTGTGGGTTTGGTTTTTGAGGGAGGCCCAGGTGCGGGCGAGTACGTCTGGTGGGGTGTTATAGGTGCAGGTGATTACAGAAATCACGAGTTGCGGTAACCGTAAATGCGGCACACGGTTGAAACGGTCGGCGCTCCGTTTGTTGTGATTTGAAAGCCATCGTAACTTGTGCTGGTTGGCACTATCCCGCCGCCCCTTCTAGAAAGAGCGCCACCGGAGTCTTGGAAGATTGCGTCAATGGATGAGACGGTGAAGGTTGTTTCAAATGGGTTTGTAATATCAACGATTGCTAGGTGCCGTCCGGCTGTGGTTGGCACGTTGCCGATGTACATTCCTACGGCTGTGCCGCTGGATGCGTTGTCGGCTGCGCCGGTCGCCATGTTGATTCCCACTAAGCCATAGTCTTGGTCGGCTGTGGTGTAGGCGGTGGCCCCGGCTCGGAACTGGATGAAAAGCGCCGTGTTTGCGCTTGCCGCTCCTGACCGAATGACGAGGCGGTAGTTTTGGTATGTGGAACTGAAAACGGAGTTGATTGACCCTGTAGCCACGCTGGAAAGTGTGAGCGTGTTGATATACACCAAGCCGCCGACAGGTCCAAGACCAACGGTGTCGTCTTGCTTCTGGCTAAGATAGTCCCAGTTTGCCCCGTCCCACACCCGCAGATAGCCCGTGTCAGTCTCGTAGATAATCTGTCCGAGGTACGGGTTGGTGGGTCGGGTGGTCGAGGTGCAAACCCCAGGCTTTAGCCCTGTAGCAGACGACGAAATACTCACAACAACCCCACAGCCGTAATCTGTCGGTCAGCAAAAGTAACAGCACCACCAACATTGGTGCGCCCATATTGAATACCAAATGTGTTAGAGCCAGGGGTCAAACCTGTCACAATAAAACTCCCATTAATATACTGGTCACTGGTATTTGACGACGGTCTGCCTGTTGACCAATAACTATTGACACCGATTGTGCTTGCTCCCGTAACGACAACGCCAAGGTAAAACAACTGCGTTGATGTGACGGAACAAACAACCCGTGATTGCAAGGTAACCAACGCCTTTGTCCCCGTCGTGAGCGTGACAGTAGGAGCCGTACCACCACCCGTGAGAGCAACCCAAGGGTTCACATCAACTGTGCCTGACGTGTCGGTTCGGGCAGACACCTCGGTTACGCATACCCAGTTAGACCCGTCATACACAGTCTTGATGCCAGCAGGGATAAACGTAGAACCACCCGTAGCAGCAGGGGCAGTAGGTGCTGTCAAATACACTTCCAAGCCCTCGTACGGAGTCGGGATTGCAGCGTTACGGGCTGCTTCATTCGCATACGTTTTTGTTGTGTTGATAACGATTTCCCACAACGCACCAGTCCACACCCGAATCAGGTCCGTGTCAGTCTCATAAATAACCTGCCCCTCAAAAGGGCTGGCAGGACGAGTCGTGCTGGTGCACACCCCAGGACGGGCAATCGCAGAGGTCGGAACATAGTTAGAGATGGGCATCAGTAGTTGCTCGCTTTAATGATGTAGTTCATAACCATCGTCGGCTGCACGTTGTTGTGCGCCCCACCGCCACCCGTGTTTTGGTTAGTTGCGGTAGTAGCAATGTTGGTTGCTGTTGCGTTTGCTGTTGATGTGGAAGCATTAAATGGGCTGTACAGAGCGTTCCCCGCAGTCAAACCGGCAATAAGTTGCCCGCTGTTAGTGACGAATCTTGTTTCGTTTCCTGGTCCGTGGCTATGGGCGTTTTGGGTGTGGTTGTGCGAATCTTGAACGTGCGTATGGCTTGGCATCTCTGCCGAGGTCAGCGTATGCGTTTGGGCACCACCACTAGCCCCCAATGTTGTCCCCGTAATACCGGAACCACCTGAAGTCAAACGGTTGGCGGCAGTCCCACCCATGTCGTCTTCGCCAGCAACAACACGACCACGAAGGTCAGGAACATTGAACGTGGTCGAGCCATCGCCTGAACCATACGTTGTCCCAATAACAGCAAACAACGAGCCATAATCCGTGCGAGACACCGCCTGCCCGCCACACAACAACCAGTTCGCAGGAGCAGAAGGACCCGCATACGGCATCACAACACCAGGAGGCAACGCCCCGATAGTGCCGCCAATACCGTTAGAAACCCCCACTAGACTTCCTTCTCCCAACCCACAGCAGTCACAGTCACAACCGACCCAGTATCCGCATACCCGAACAACTGCTCAGTCGCCGTCATCGTCAACGCCGTATCCCAAATAATCGTGTCACCCGCAGCAATCGGCAACGCAGAAAAAATCCGGTTCGCAGCCGTCGCAGCCGACCCCACCGCCAAATAAAACACTCTGTCCGAACCATCCGTGTTGCAGATAGCGAACTGCTTGATAACCCACACCCTTGCCGAAGGCACAGCCGAACCAACCGAAGCATTAGCGTTCGTCAAAGCAACCGGCCCGACAAGCCGTTTCTCAGTCCTGTCGCCTACAGCCATGTCATGCTCCTACATCTGTCGTGATAATCGCCGTGAACTTCGAGTCGTTCATCGGGTCGGTGGATGCTGTCGTGTTCACCCATTTGCTCAGGGTTTGATTGTACACAAGGGCCTGACCCGTCAACGGGGACGAGATAGCGACATCGGTAGCAGCAGACAAAGTGGTGAAACCTTGCGGTCCCTGCGGGCCTTGGGCACCAGTAGCACCAGTCGAACCTTGGGGACCTGTAGCACCTTGAGGGCCGATATCTCCTTGTGGTCCCTGAGGACCTGTTGCACCCTGAGGTCCCTGCGCCCCCTGCGGGCCGATGTCACCCTGAGGACCCTGCGAACCAGTAGCACCCTGCGCTCCCTGCGGGCCAGTAGCACCCTGTGCACCTTGCGGGCCTTGGGCACCGATAGCCGAGATGACAAACAGCATCGGCTGGTTGTTCGGGAAACTGTACGTCGAAGTAACGAGCGTGACGGGAATCTCGATGTAGTCAACCTGCACGACAGGGGCCGACGAGACAGTCCATTTCTGGTAGTTCGTGTGCAGAGACTTGTCTTGGAGAATGATTGTGTCGTTGGCTTTGATTGTCGCCAAGAAGATGTCAATGTCGTAGCCGTCTTGGTCGGTGTGGCTGACGTTGATTTGTGTTGCGGCAGATTGGGTGGCGCTGTTCCAGATGATGAACCCAGACAGCGGGTCGCCGCCGATGAGCGACGTTTTGGCTAGGTAGTCGTAGAAACTTGCCGACTGCCCATCCGAACCTTGCGGGCCTTGCGCTCCTGTTGTTCCTTGTGGGCCTTGTACACCTTGAGGTCCTTGGGGGCCGGTAGCGCCTTGAGGCCCCACATCACCTTGCGGGCCTTGTGCCCCCTGCGGGCCTTGCGTACCTTGCGGGCCTTGCGCTCCTTGGGGTCCGATGTCGCCTTGTGCGCCTGTTGCTCCGGTAGAACCTTGCGGGCCGGTCAAACCTTGCGGGCCGATATCTCCCTGCGCCCCCTGAGGTCCCTGAGCGCCGGTAGAACCCTGTGGCCCTGTCGAACCCTGCGCACCCTGGGGTCCTTGTGTACCTTGCGTACCTTGCGTACCTTGTGGACCCTGCGTACCTTGTGCGCCCTGAGGCCCCTGAGCGCCCTGAGCGCCCGTGAAACCCTGCGAGCCGGTAGCACCAGTAGCGCCCTGCGGTCCCTGCACACCCTGAGGCCCCGTGTTCTCAGACGCAATAATCGTAACCTTCGTACCAACCTCAACCGGAACAGCAGGGTCAGCCAAAGAAACCAAATAGGTGTTGCCAGTTTTCGTGAGGGTAACTGGTTCGCTTTCGACAGCGACAACCACCTGAGTAGTGGTCATGCTACAGCCTCGTTACATCGGCAAGAACGGTGACAGTCCCAGCAAGAATCGTGGAAACCGTGCTGCCAGCCGTTTCCTGCAAGTCCCAATACAGGTAGCCTGGGTCAAGGTCAGCGGTGTCCGTAGCAGAAAACGTGACACGCATCTCGCCTGCTGCGCCGTCCACAATCGTGCAAGTACCCGTAATGGCGATAGCAGCAATGTCGGGGGTGGTACGCATCTGCGAGGCATAGGTGCGGCCCGTGATATTGATAGGGGTAGACCCATCGGTGGTGAGGGTCACGTCGACAATCTCGGTGTCACCACGAACGATAGTCAAGTCTTGTTTAGCGGGAGCAGCCATATCTCTAGTACCTTACCACTTTACTTTGTCAGCCCAGTAAGCCGCAGACATCTTGCCCTTGGCGATGTTCGAAGCGTGGCGGGCCTTGAACGATTCACGACGCTTCCGGTACGCCTCAGATTCCCCAGCCTTCTTCGGGGAACCAGACACACCCTGCTGACCGAAACGAATCAACTTCACCTTGCTGCCCTCCTTGGCTAAGACAGCATGAGATTTGTTGGCGTTCGGTGTCCGTTTCGGCTTGTTGTAACCGGCGAACTTTTCGCCCCGATATTCGATAGTCATAGAACCTCCAAAGCTCCTGACCCTGATAATACTTCAAAAACCCCGAGCGGAACTTTGCCTTCCTCCCCCGTTTTGAACCGATACGTTTCTTTCCCGACAGTCGCATTCACGGTCCGCAACGCTTTCACCCGGACATCCACCTCCGGCAACACCCACTCGTCGGTGTCCAAAACGTCGCCTTTAGGTACCGCTGCGACAAGTTTCTTGGTTGAAGCCGTCCACGAAAACTGTTGAACCCCGCTCGGCACCGTTAGCCGGTCCGTGTAGTGGCGCATCATCTGTTCCTCCAACTCGGCAAGGCTAGGTTCATCCCAGTGACCGCAAGTTTCTGCCCTAGATTTTCTGCACCCGACCACACCTGTAGCTAGATGCGCAAACTGTTTCTGACCGGTGCTAGCCGAAACGATAGTGGGGATGCCCATAGAGATAGCTTGGAGAGGCATCAACCCGAACCCTTCGCCTCGGGCTGGGGCTACAAAACAGTCAGCTTGGGCGTACCAGTCCCGTTGTTCGGTGCGGGTCATCCAGTTCCGGTTCACAAAAATGTTGTCCCCCAGCCGGCCTGTCGGGGCGTCAAATGCGTGGGGTGCCGCTTTGATATGTAGTTCGGCGTCAGCCAACCGCAGGTTTTTGAACGCTTGCACAACCACATCTAAGCCTTTACGCTTCCACAAAGACCCCCCAGCATGGAACCGATACGGCCCTGGTTGTTTCGGTTGGGCGCACCAAAACTTTGTGTCCACCCCCAACGGGACATGGCGGACAACCGGATGGTACGGGCTGAACAGTTCAACATTGTCTTCGCATGGGACAAGGATTTGGTCAAACTGGTTGAGCCACGGTTTGAACCGGTCCGGCATCGTGTCTGTTTCCCACATCGTAAACAGGACTCGGTGGGCGTCACGCCACCACCCTTTCACCGCTTCCGGCACCTGCATATGCACCGACACAGAAGCCTTGTCTGTAAACACAACCGTTTTCGGTGCAGCGGTTTTGAAACCGTCCAGCATCGAACCGTAGCCAAGTTTCGGGTCGTTGTGCCCGACCCAGTTTTGGTGGTTCATTCGACCGGTGTCGGGGTTGCTACCGGTGCGCCCTCTATCTGCCACCGTTCAGTAGCTCGGGACTCCAACAGCGCCGAACCATCTATCTGTCTCGGTTGCAACCCTTGCTGGCGGAGACGTTTATAGGCTGGCATGTCTTTCCCCCAGCCTTTCTCCCGCTGGTTTACCTCAGCAACCTTCGCCCCACGGGTGGTTGTCGTGTTGAACCCCATACGGACACCAGCCACCTTGCACCCGAAACAGCCGTCAACGTCAAGGCTGGGATGCACTTCTGCGTGTTTCATATTGTCAAACCCCTACGTTTCTGCGTGTCACTCAATGTAGTCGCCGTAGCCCGCGGCGATAAGGTCCGCTTCCTCTTGGGCGGTCAACTCATGGATATGCCCGCCGTGGTAGGTGTGGGCGATAGTTGAAGGGTCGCTCGGTTCCGATTCCTGAAACGAGCCGTCCGTCATTTTGAACACGTTCCGGCCCCGAGGCCAGCCGTTCAAATACGAAAAAATGCCTTCCCCCGAACCATCATCAAAAGTTACGAAAGGGTCTGTGGGTGGGCGAAAAACAGCCATGTGCAGATAATAACAAAAACCCCCCGAAACAGTAAGTGACGAGGGGTTTTTATTACCAGTTGGACCGTAGTTCTCCAACAACGTCCGATGGCACCATAAAGCAAAAGCCCCCTCCGACGCAAGTCGGAGAGGGCAATGCTTCCTTGTCGGTAGGACTAGGCGTTGGTGCCGATGCTGGATGCCGACTCGATGCGGCGCAGGGCTTCCTGACGGAACACGCCGTAGCCGACGAAGTGCTTCCAACCAACCGGGCGGAAACGCTTCAGCAAGTCGGTGACGGTGCCGTACACGATGGTCGGCTGTGCGCCGTACTCGCCGCCGAGCGACACGCCCTTGGCAAGAGCCTGACGGCCCATGATGAGGGTGCCGTAGACGTCAATCGTGCCGGACGAACCGGAGTTGTTGGATGCGTCCACAAACTTCGGGGCACGGGACGACTCCATGAAGCGGACTCCTTCAAACATTCCGATTTCACCGTTGTAGATGCCTTCGGGGTTGACGTAGTTCGCCGGGGTACGCCATGCGGCGGCGTCGGTGTTGCTACGGAAGTCGTAGGACACATCCGGGTGGATGAAGCCGACGTACGAACCGCCGAGGGTGGGGACGTTTGCGCCACGGAGCTGGGCCACAACACGACGAACATCGTTCGCCACCAACAGGTCGTCGGTGTTGATTGTGGTACGGCTCGACGGGTCGGTTGCACCGCCCGTAGCGTAAATCACGTTGTCACCGGCCTGAAGCACGTTGCGGCAAATCGAGTCAATCGAGATACCGGCGTTGTATCCGACAGCGTTCGCAGCCACCGGGTCAACCGGCAGGAACGACGAGGCACGGAGCTTGGCGGTGGTGACCGTAGCGTTACCGTATTCACGCAGGGTGACCGTCACCTGCGAGTCGCTCATGGCGACAGGGGTGACATCCTCAGCCTCACCGAGTTCGGTGGTGGCTTCAGCAAGGTCTGCGAAAATGGTGAACTTGATGGATGCGCCAGGGTTGGTGGCGTTGGTTGCCTGAACGTCTGCGAACTGGTCGTAGTACATTTCGGGGCGAAGGGCGAAGTACGCAAGTTTCTCAAACGCAATCTGGTCGGTTGAGAGGTTTGCGGTGCCGGTTTCTGCTGCGTAATAATCAGCCATTGGGGTGTTCTCCTATTCAGAGGTTGTTGAGGTCTAATCCTTGTGCTTGTGCCTCTGCAAAAATCGCAATAAGTTCCGATTCGGAGTTAGCTTCGTTGATTCGAGCAGCCCAAGACGGGGGCGGTGGGGCGGTTTCGCTTCCGGCAGCAATCCTGTTGGTTGTCTGCCAGCCTTGCCTGTCGCTGTCCATCACCGTTGTTTGGGGTGTAATCAACTGTGCTTCTTCGCCAGCTGCTCTGATTGCTTCCGGGGTGAGTTCACCGTCGTAGCCTTTGACAAAATATTTTGCCATCGGGTTATCCAAGTTGATTCCGGCTTTCACGAAAGCAAGCTCTTTAGCAGCCTGCTGTGTTTCGGCTAGAACCTTCTTGTATTCACGGTTCTCTTTCTCCAGTTGCTTCATCCTCGCCCGCATGGGGTTGGTTTCAGTTTGCTGGTCGTCGTCTTCCGAATCGAAATCCTCGAAATTTGACATATGGCACTCTCCGTTTCTGCCCACACCCAAGCGGAGGACTCGGGTGGCTGCTTTGTTGGTTACACCCCGATATGTACGCCACGGTTACGGGGGCTACCCGTGGGTTCCGGCACTCGGCCTCAGAAAGTTACAGTAATGGAACGTCTGTGTTTTGTCAACCACTTACCGTGGTTATTGTGCGGCGGTTCCCAAACCTGAGATGCCGTACTGGTTGACTTGGGAGAATCCGCCACCGGTTTCGAATGCGGCTTGGCGTTGGCGTCGGCGTTGGGCGATGCGTTGCGCTGCCGCAGCAGATGTGCCGAATGTGCCCGCAATCTGTTCCTCGGTGCTAATCGCCTGCTCACCGGCCATCTGTCCTTGGAACAGTCCTTGCTGTTCGCTGATAGCGCCGAACCCTTCACGGGCTGCAGCGGTGGAGATTCCTGCCTGTTGCAACGCTTCAGCCTGGGCTGTGGTGAGTTGCATGTCTGCGACACGGCGGGCTTCAGCGGCGAGCTGGGCGGATTCCATTTGGCTGGTGAGTTGGGCTTCCATCCGTACAGGGTCCAAAAAGTAGGCTGCAAGAGTGCCGTCGTCCACCCCGTACAGTTCTTTGAACTGGCGACGAATCTCGGGGTCGGCGTTGCGTACCGCTGAATAGCCTTGGTTGATTCGACGCTGGACTTCAGCGACCGATACGTTGCGGGCGATGAGGTTCTGCAAATCTGTTTGGGGGTCGTCGTAGAAACCTGCGGGCAGGTTCGCAGCTTGCATAGCGGTGATGTAGCCGTTCTCCAGCCCTAGGATTTCGGAGAGTGGCAACGGTTGTAGACCTGCTTGTTTGCGGGTGACGTTCGCTGGGAAGCGGGTTTTGAGGTAGGTGGATTCGGAGAGGACCACACCAACATCGTCTAGGAAACTGCCCGAGTTTTCGTTGAGCCGACCGTCCGCTATCGCTGTCGCTATCTCGGATGCGAAGGTGGCGTCCCCGATACCGAACCCACGAAGGCCGGTGAGGATGCGGTTGGTGAGGGTGTCGTTTGGGTCGGTGATAGCAGCAGGCAGGTTTTGGTCGCCTGGGGCGGGGGTGGTTGGTTCAAAAGACGGTTCTACAGGGGGCAGGGCAGGGTTTATTGGTTGTGCAACAGGCTGTCCTGTGACCTGTGCCACAACATCTGCTGGGAGCATATCCCAGTTGACATCGGTGACACCGGTGCTTGGGGATGGTTGTGTTACTCGGCGTCGTGCGGCGGCCATCAGAATCCTCTCTGGAACTGCTGAACAATATTGGTGGCGATGCGTGACCCGATTTCACGGGCCTGCTCGGTACGTTCCCAACCATACCTTTTGTCTGTTCTCAACAGTTTTGCCCATTCGCCGGTTGTCAACATGCGCTTAGTGGAACCATCCGTGTAGGCGAGCGCAACCTCAAAATCGGGGCTGGTCATGTCAATGTCGTTTTCGTTGCGTTCCAACAATCCTGCCGCAGTCTTCTTGTAGTCAGCAGACAAATCTTCCAAGGTTTGACCGGCGTCGATAGCCGCCGACAGATGGCTGTATTTCAGTTTTGTTGATTCACGCAGACTGGCAAGAACGTCTTCCTCAGTCAAAGCCCCGGTGAGGACACGTTGAATCTTGTCTTCGGGGAGTGTCGTAAAATACGATTTAGCGGCGTTTTGGTAACGCAGATACGGTGCGGTTTTGCGAATCTGTTCAACCGCTTTTTGGTTGATGTACTGGTTGTTGAGTCCTTTAGCAAAAATCTCTTTATAGGCTTCCTGCCCGAGTTGGTCGCCGGACCAGCCTTGGCCGACTGCACGGGTCACAAACTTGGAGAGGCTCCCAGCGTCCCAGTCGAGTGTCCCAACTGTGTCACGGATTTCTTGAATCTTGTTGGACGACTGGATTTCACGGTACCAGGATGTCGCTGCGAACTCTGTTTGGAAACGGTCCGCCGTGTAACCTGTCTTCGGGTCTACAGCCTTGTTGAAAAGGTTGAATACGTCAGCATATTTGGTGCGGTCCAACTCGGTGAACATCCACGCATACTGCGGATATTGGGTTTGGAAGGTTTGTTCCCATCGAGCGGTTTTGGCGGCTTGGCGTTCCTGCTGGGCGGTTTGGCGAGCCTTCCGGCGTTTCTCTGTCTCGGCTTTTTTGGCGGCTTCAGCCTCCTTTTTTTGCCGAGCCGCAGCATCCCGAGAAGATTTTTCTTGGGCTGTTTTATCTGCTTGGGAAACAAGCATCTGTTCACGGGGGTCAAGTGCCGGTCCTGTATCGCTCATTGTGCCAAACCTTTAATCATTTGGTCCATAGTACCCGCAAACGTCGCAGCGTTCTGCACCCGCAGTTCTTCTTGGAAACGTTCCTCAATCTGCTTCTCCGCAGACAACCCGACATCTGCCGGTTGCATGAGAGTCCCGCCTGACTGGGTAGCCAACTGTTGCTGGAATGTGGCCTGCTGGGTTTGGATGGTGCGAACGAACTGTTCCGCAACATTGTCGGGGAGTTTGCGCCCCAACATGTTTTGGGCTGTCTTGTTGAACACGGCTCGAATCTCGTCGGTGTTTGTGACCTGCCGTGGCGGTTTGCGACCAACCCCTTGCAGAAGGTCGGGGCGTTTCGCAAAGTCCCGCTCATAATCGATAAGAGCAGATTTGAAATCTTTCTTTTTATAGTTTGCATACCATAGAAGGCTGGAAAAAGCAGAGATATCTGCGGGGTTGAAACCGTTCCCTCTAGAAGACCCGCCGTACTGTCCGGCTTCGTACAGTTTTTTCAAGACGTTCTCCCGTTCCACAGGTTTCAGTCTCAACAGTTCGGCCCGGACCTTTTCTTCGTCGTTCGGGTCATACAAATCGTTGTTTCCTGCAGCGTCCACGTTTGCTTGGAAAGCGGCAGAGATTCGTTCATTTTTTTGTTGCGGGGTGAGCGCATCCCAATCTTGTCCACGGAGCCATTCAGCGCCGTCAAACACCCATTCGCCACCCTTGTATTCAAGGCGGGTGCCTGCCGGACGGTTTGCGGGTAGGGCGTCTACTTCTTCAATGTTTTTTTCTGCCATCAGCGGTCCAGTTCTCTAGAAAGTACACGTTCCCAAAGACGTTCAAACTCTGGGTATTCTTCAATAATAATGTTTGCTGAAGCCCGCAAAAGGTTGCGGTATTCAAGGTTCTTTTTAGCACCCAAACCTTGACCGGTTGATTCAACCTGCGCCAAGACGTTGGTCCGCTGTTGCAGATAGAGGCGGGTGCCTTCCGCTACAGGGTTGCCGTCCATGCTTGATACGAAAGCAGCGCTGTATAAAGCCTCAATTTGGTTGGGTAGTTTGTTGGGGTTGAAAGGATACGATTTTGCCCCAGGGTAATCGGATTCGAGGGCTTTACGGTATGCGTCTAGTTCTTCTTCTTGCTCAGGGGTCGGGTTGTCTCCGATGAGCTTGTTGGCGAGACGCATCTGCGCACCAACCACATAGTATTGGGCTGCGTTAAACGATGCCTTGTTAGTTTCTCGGCGGCGCATACCTTTACCGATTTGGCCGGTGTAGACAAAATAGTCAAAGCCGGTTCCGACAGGGGCGAAATATGATGCGACGTTCGGGAACTCTCGAAGAAAATCGGGGTTGTCTCGTTCCCATGAACCGAAGTCGGCGCTGGTGCCCAATGCTTCAAACTCTCCGGTAGAAGTTTTGCGAGCGAGATATGCCCAAAAGTCGTCTCCGTATGTGTCCAAGAACCGCAAGATTGCAGAATCATAATCTTCCAACTGCCAACGACGAAGGTCTGCGATGGCTTGGTTGATGTAGACATCGCCGTCCATCACCTTGGTTTTGAACTCTGAACTTGGGCGGGAAGGACCGGTGAACTGGCCTGCTGCACGAATAACCGTCAACCAGCGGGCCTTGTAGTTGGTGTCTTCCTCCAACTGTTTCATGGATTCAAAGTTGTTCAAGTCGTATTCGCCGGTAGCAAGCAACGCTTGGCGGGTTTCGAATGCGGCGTTGCCAAAAGCGGTAAGGCTTTGCGGGTCGTCAAACACCGCTGACATGATTTTGGTGGACCAAGCTGGGAGAAAAGATTTGACAACCCCGGAAGCAACCCCACCTGTTTCTGTGGTGAACTCGGTTTTGCCGAATGGGAGAAAAAACTTTTCTACAGACCGAACAAAATCTGTGTCGGGGAGAACCTTTGAAAACATGAAGGATGCTGGGACGTTAACTACCGGCCCCAAACCTGGGTTAGTTTTCAAACCGAAAAAGTCGCCTTCGCTCAACCCGACACCTTGCAAAGCGCCAGCGATAGGGGCGGTCAGAGGGGCTGTCAAACCCAGTAGGCTTTTAGTAATAAACCCTGAGCCTGGGTAGGTGAATGACCATTCCTGTGTTTCGGGGTCCACAAAGAAGTACCCTCGACCGTCACCGTCTGGGTCTGCATCACGCCCGCCGTCAACAACCAACTGGGTTTTGCGGAGAGACTTTAGGTTTGGCAGAGGGACACCGGTCAGCGTCGGCATTGTGTAGGCACGGCCAATAGATTTGTAGAACTCTACGAAAGCGTTAGCGAACGGGAACACGACTCGGGCGGCGTCCATAGAGTTTCGCACGTTGCTGGCGTCGTAAAGCAAACCTTTGAGTTCGTCCAAAGCCTGACCTTTAGCAAAGTCGTCTACTTCTTCTAAAGTCAATGTGCCCTGCATAGGGAGTTTGCCGTCTTTGGCGTCTTGGATGCGTTGCCAGCGTTTCTTGTCACCCAAATAAAACTCGGGTTTGCGTCCCACTTTTGCGGCGGATTCCACAATGTTGTCGTGCAAACGGATTGCGTCGTCGATGCTTAGTGAGGTGAGCAACTGGTCTATAGCCATGCTGTAGTAGAACTGGCGGAACAGCGGTGACCGGTCCAAGTAGCGGGAAGGTTTGCCGTAAAGGAAAGCGAACGCTCTGTCGGTCATATCGTCCCACCCAGCGTCCCACGGGCGTTCCTTCAAAGAATCAACTCGAATCTCATGTGGCAGGATTTCTGTGAGTTTCGGGTTGTAGTAAACGTCGTCTGCTTCCAGCAGTTTGCGAAGGTCAAGGCTTGCTTCGCCTCTTTCAAAAGCGAATGGGACTACAACCGCTTCGCCGGTTGCTTCGTCCACCGACTGAACTCGAACCTGTCGGGTGCCTGGACGGTTGCTTCCAGGGACCTTGTATTCCAGCATGAGGGCTTGGCCCTCATCGTTTTTGTTGATAAGCGCACCGAGAGGTCGCCCAGCAACAGTTTGGTTAGCGATAACAACCGTTTCAACAGGCAACTGGCCTTGGGCGATGACGTTCTTTAGGCGGGTATCGCCACCAGTTTGGTATTCGATTCGGGTGCGAATCTCTTTGATGTGAAGCAAAAGGTTTTCTTCAACATTCAGGTCAACTTGCTGGTTGCCGACATGCTTGTAGCCACGGGTTGTCTTTTCAAATGTTGGACGACCGTTAATGTGATAGTCCTGCTGGTTACGGAACCAAGCCTTACCTTCAGGGTCGGTGCGCAGAAACACAAGGATTTCTTCGTCTGTTGCCCCGCCAGCAACACGGCGGGCTACAGGGTCGGCGTTAAGCAACCCGATTTGGTCACCGTGCGCCTCAACAACCAAGTCGAACTGCTGGGGGTCGGTGCGGTCAACCTCGTCAAAGTAGCCGATTCTTTTTCCTCGACGGTAAGCGATAGTGGGGTCACCGAAGTCTGTGAAGTTTTCTGCCTGCACCGCTTCACGGAATGTGCGCATATTGTCGGTAAGAGTGTTGTAGTCAAACGCTTCGCCGGTGATGTCGAAAGCGCCCTTTTTGTGGGTGGCCCAGCCAAGCCATGATGCGGGGTGGTCAAAAACGCCTTCCACGTTTCGGTAAGACAAAGCGATGCGGAGTTGGGCTTCGGTAAGGTTGCGCACCGAATAGCCACCGGTCATCAAGATGAGTCGGCGGAACAGTTTGTCTTGCGCCCACATCACCGCTGAAAACGGGGGACGCAACGTGCCAGCCTTCGCAAGTCTTTCAAGGTTTGCGTCCTTCAACGGGCCAACATCTTTTGGCTTGTACCGCCAAATCTTGTTGAAGCGGTTACTGATTGCTCGAACCTGCCGTGGGTCCGGCATCTCTACAATGACATCTGCGAGTTCAGAACTCAGCATCGCCCCACCGAAAGATGCGTCGTCAACAACGTCGTCGCCTACCCGTGTCGCATTCTTAAGAAACCCTGCGTCGTCCGGCACACCGTCAGGGCCGAGCGCCCATTTGGTGACCTTTTTCATTCTTGTGGGCATAGTCAGCAAAACAACAGCAGCAACATTTTTGTCAACATTGCTATTTTTCACCAAAGAATCAACAGCGATTTGCTCAAATTCTTCTTTGAACGCTTTACGGGCGGTGGGGGTAGCGGTGTCCCCAACCATCGCATCAACAGCCTTGTCTAGCAACGTGCGACGGGTTTCCTCGTCCATTAACGTGGTTTTAGCCCAGTCATCTATTTGGTTCAAAGTGCGTCGAACGTCGGCAGGGTTGGTGGAAGACATGTCAAACATGCGCCCAGGTTTGTAGCCGAGTCCACGTTTGATTTTCAACCCGACCTGAGTGTCTAAAGACTCCATCATCTTCAACCTGCGGGCGTTAGATAAAGCAACCTTTTTGACACCTTTAACGCCTTTAGTGCTTGCCAAACCTGCCTGCGGTTTGCCCAAAACGTCGGCCAAAACTGCTTGCACCTCAAACTCGTTTTTGGCGTCACGCAACTGTTTTACCGTGTCTGCATACAGGTTGCGTCCCAAAAGCCGTCGAACGTCGTCTGTGGTGTTTGCGTCTACAAGACGTTCAACAAGACGGCGACCGGCACGGGTGCCGAGGAAAGCGTTGGCTTGTTCAACATCTACCGTGTCGCCAACCAAACCTGCCAAGCGTCGAGCCTCACGCAGTTCTTCGCCAGTCATGTCCGATATTTTGATGACCTGCCCACGGCCTTGCAGAGTGTCTGCGACACGGCCAGCCTGCCTCAAAACATCTCCGGCGTCGTCAGCTGCGGCGAGTTCGCTGACTTTCGTCAACCCGAAAGCGACACCTGGGGCGACAGGGATTTTGACTGCGACAGCCCCGTCAACGAAACCTGACATCAGGTTGTATGCGTAACTGTCCTCGTTGAAAACCATGCCAGCGAACCCGCGGCCAGGGGTCCATGCGTGGCCTCCTTGGGTTGTGCCACGAAACTTTTTGGCACGTTCCCGCTGTTCCTGCACAATGTTTTCGGACACAAAATATCCGCTACCTTGATTCTCCCAGTTGCGGGCAAGAGACGCCAAAGTGGTTGAGCCGATGAACTCTCCGAAACCGCCTTCGCCTTGCCGTGAAGCGGCATCGTTCACTATCGCAATATCGGAAGCTTTCGGACCGCCGTAACCTGCCTCAGTTTGACCGGTTGCCTGCTGGACTTTCGCCCCAACATATTCTGTTGCGACAGGGATAGGGGTTTTGGCAACAATGTTTTGAAACAGTTCTTTAGATGTGTCAAAAGCTGCGAACGTCAAACGTGTCGCACCTTTCACAGCACTACTAAACCAGTTGCCTTTATCTTTACCGTTCGCCTTATCGGGGTCCTCGTTCGCCATCGTAGCGATAGAGGCAGACATCGCATCCAAAAGTTCTTGCGACACATTGCCTTTAGATGCGGCAAGCAAAACACCGGGGGAAAGCCACGGATATTTCTTGTGAAGTTCAGAGATTTTGTCTGAAGTTTCGGGGCGGATATTGGTGCGGATTTGGTTTTTGGATTCCGCTTCCCTTCTCATCCCCCGAAGGATTGCTTCTTCCTCGTCTGGGGCTATGCGAAACGCCACGGGTTACCTTTCAACCATCGCAGAAATAAGGTTTGCCAAATCGTCGTTAGGGTACGAACGGTAGAGGGCGAGCAGTTCTTGCAACACGGGGTCGCCCAACTGCATTGTCGGTTTGATTCCTGCGGCACGGGAACCCATACCTGCGCCAAAATCTACGCCTGCTGTCAACGGTTCATCAGGGAACTCGGTGGGGCGGTCAAACGCACCCATTGAACCTGGTGCCGGTGCAGGGCGTGTCGGGGCGACAGTAGTTGGCTGGGGGGCGACAGGGACGGCACGTTGCCCAGCCATCTGTTTACCGGCTTCACCATACGTTTGGTTGGGTGCAGCCATTTTTGCAACTTTGCGGGTTGGGTCACGCAAATCGGTGCGGTTCGAATATTGCTTAGCCACCTAGCCTCCCTGCGAGACTGAGAACAGAACCCGGTGTTCCTGGGGGTGCGGCAGCACCAGCGCCACCACCGCCTTGCAAACTTGCCAACAAACCTTGGATGTCGGGCGGACCGGCCTGTGCAACAGGTTGCTCCATGCCCATACCTGCCGGTGACAAACCTGGCATCGTTTCGGGTGCGCCCTGCGGGGCTTCCGCAGCTTGACGTTCCTGCGCACGGCGTTGAGCGTCCTGAATCGCTTCAGGCAACGACATCTTGTTGGTTTGCACCAGCATGGCGATGTATGCCAAATCTTCCGGCTGGTACGGCCCGTTCGGGTCAGCAGCCTGTGATTGGATGGATGCGAGAAGCGCCGATTCGATTCCTTCAGCGACGATGCGGTCACGTTCCAACTCGGGGTCGGAGATGAGCGGGTCGGCTTCACGGGCAGATTCTTTAGACATGAGGCCGGTGCCGAGACGCTGGCCGAGTCCAACAATAAGACTGTTCACATCGGAACCTGCCGCCGAATATGCGACATAGTGGAAATCGGTTTCCCACAGTTTGTTAGGTGTGTAGTCTTTCACGCCACCGCCCATACCGGGGATAAAGAACGATTTGGCGTTGTTACCCCAATACGTTTTTTCGAGCGCAATAGCAATCTTGTCTTCTTCAATGAGTGCTGCTGCGAAAATTTCTTGGGATTCTTGTACACGGAAATCTACGGTTGCGGACAGGATGGAGTCGCCGCGGCGACCTGTACGAATATTTGAACCGGATTCGCCACCGAACTCTGCCGGGATAGCACCCTCTAGACGTTCCTGACGTTCCAAACGGTCCAACGCAACATCTGTCTTATACCCTGGGTTCTGTTGCAACTGCTGAATGTCGCCACCCTTGACCACACCCAACTGTCCGGTTTTGCCGTCGGCAATCTGAATCACTTCAGGGTTCTCACCTGGGCGGGCGATAAGATATTCGTCGGGGAAGATGCCCCGTTCGATAGCGATTTCGGTAAGTGCCTGCAACCTTGCACGGGTGTAGTACATGCCGAGCAGACCATCAAACTGTCCGTGTGGGCGGTCGAGCGTGATGCGTTGCGGTACAACCACTAGAGGCATACCGGTGCGGTTCGGGATTCGTTCTATCTCAACGATTTTTGCACCAGCATAGTTTTGGCCGGTGACCTGGTTGCGGTCTTTGTCGGTGCCAACAACGGCGGTGACAATCTCGTTGGCGCAAACATATTCAAGAATCGTGAACATGTCGTCGGGGCGGGGTTCACCGACACGCAGAACACCGTTCAGTACGGAGCCGTAGTTGCTCATCAGCCACTTGTAGGTGCGGTTGTAGGTGAAGATAACGTCGTCGGGGACAGGGTTGTCTAGGTCTACTTGTGGTGCTGCGAACGTGTCGAGCGGGTTGCGGAGATGCCATTCGGGGAGACGCTTATCAAAGTTGGGTTTGATGAAAACTGGCGCTGAAGAATATGCGAGCAGGTGGCGGGCACGGCGGCGCATTTTTTGCGACAACCTGTTTTGGTCCCAAATAGACAGCATTGCTTTCTTGCGTTCACGGGCAAGTTTCATGCTCCGGTCGTTGCCTTCCCGCATAGCAGGGAAATATGGGACCGGCATGGTGGAGGCGACACGCATACTCATCTGGTCCAACCCTTGAACCAAAAGGTTGGCTACAGATGAACGTGCAGACCGGTCCAGTTCGTTGAGCGGTACAACAATATCGCCGTTGGCGAGGGTGCGTACCTCCCGCATCTGCTGCAAGATGGGTCCTTGGGCATCGAACCGTTCACGGTAGATGGCAAGGATTTCTTCAACTGTGCGCATCAACTACTTCTTAGGCTTCTTCTTTGTTGCCGAACCCGACTTGCCGGTGTATGCACGTTCAGCTTGGAACTGCTTGTTTTGTTCAGCAGACATCTTCTTAGGCTTCGTGCCGGTGGCTTTGTAGTAGTTGTTCATGCTGTCCCACTTCTTGCCTGCAACCTCTTTGTATGCAAGTTGCACAAGGTTGGAAGTACCAGAAAAATACTTGTTCCCAACCTTCACTTCGCCAGCGTAACCTTCGTCCTGGACAGACTGCACATATTCTTTGCGGCTCTTGCCTTTAGAGCGGGGGAAACCGCCTTCCTTTTCAATGGCTTTCTTGATTTCCGAAATAATCGGATTCACCGGTCCAGCAGACTTTTTTGCTGCAACCTTTTTTGCGGGCATCTTTTTAGCGGCCATGACACTCCTTAGAGACGGGTTCGCTGTTTAATGTAACACAATCAGCGTTCAAGCATCCACGACGGACGCCACAGACGGGGCGGAGCCTTCGTTTGGGTCAGGTTCGGCAGGTTGAGTACACCCATCCAAAGACTCATCACAATGTCGGTGCCGTTCTTTTTGTCACGGGTCCACTTGCATAGTTCGTCAACCGCAGCCATCGTCTTCCAGTTGCCCCGCATCGACGGGAACCGCATAGCGCCGGTACGCACCAACGGGGGGAGCAGAGCCTCCACACCTAGGTTTTCGTCAAGCTTGTTTCTAGAAGTGGTGTGCGGGACCACGTTCACCCCATGCAAAGACTGCCATTTGCGGATGAAGTCGTGGGCGAGCAGGAACCGCTGGGCGGCGTTGATTTCCACCACCCAATGCGATATCGGATACCCCAAAGACCATGACCGGTTCTGCCATTCCTCCATCATCCCGCTATACACACCGGTGGTTGTGTTGAACCCCAACAATCCTTCAGCAGTCAGTTTGGTTCGTTCAACGTCGATGATGTGGTACAGGTTGGTGTCAGGCTGGTACAGCATCCATGTCAAAGCCCAAAACTGGGTGGGTGACGGGTCTACTGAGACAATAGAAATAATCGGGGGGGCCAACCCGTACGGTATTTGCCCCGGCATCCGGTCATTGTCGATACAGCCCTGGTAGAGAACCCCGTCGTCGCCCATCCCACCGGTCAGCATGGTGCGTGTCACCAAATAGGATTCGTCAGCCGCATCCTCCTGCTGGTACACAACCCTGAAAGTGGTGGGGTTAGAGTATTTGATGTACGACAAATCTTTCCAAGAAAGACGTACAGGGTCTAGAAGGGGTCCTTTCGGAAACGGTAGGGCAGAAACACTACGAGATTCTTTGCCCGTATCAAGCTCGGGGTAATACGCCTGATAGATGATGTGATGATATTTGGACCTTTTAGTGGGTTCCGCACGGATATCCTCCGGGTTTTCTACGTCTGAACCATCATATTCGTAGTCGTCGTCATCATATGTGACTTTAGATAGGCAATGTGCGTACAGGTCGCCCGGCCCCAACCGCTGTCCGATGACGGCAAGCAGACCGCCTGGGTCAACTCGGGCTTCCGCCATCGAATCCCAACGTTCCAACAGTTTGTCTCGGGCAGTTGATTCTCGGGCGTTCTCTGTAGAGGCAACGTCATCGAAAAGACACAAATCTGCTCGGTGACCGATGAACTCGGCGTCAATACCGTACGCTCGGACTGTCGGTTCCTTGTTGTCAAGGTTGCCCACAATGTCCTGTTCCACAATGAACTCATCTGCCCTCCACAAAGCACCTGTCGATGCCGGTTTGAACCTGCCATAGTCAAGAGATAGGCAGCCTTTAGCGTTGACTGCCAGCCCCTTCTTCACCAGTTCGGGGTCGGGTTCCAAAGCTGTTGGGCGTTCCAACGTGTCTCGGATACGTCTTGAATACATTTTCGCAAGGTTTTGGGAGATAGAGCCGTAGAGGACTCGAATCGCACGGTTTCGGACGATGCACCACACAGCAACATCGTGGAATAGGGTGGATTTGCCTGCGCCTGGTGCGACGTTCAGCACCAAAAACTCTTTCTCAGGGGATTCTAGATATTGAACAATCTTGTATGCGGCTTCAACCTGCCAAGGGGATGGGACACGCCCCAAATAGTAGGTTCTGAAAAAGTCGAAGTCCTCCAACCCTCGTTTTGCTTCGGGGCAGAGCCGGTCGTGGGGTATAGCTGGGGGCAGTTCGAGTGAGTCTGCCAACAGTTTCATTGAATCGTTTTGGTTCCCACCCTGATTTTTGCGGTGTTGTTTCCCTTCAACTTGTGCTAGTTCTAGAGCTGCTTTTGTTTCGGAGCGTTTCTTTTCCCAGTTGGAGGCGGTGTTGAAGTGGATGCCTGCGATTCTGGAGGCATCTTTCTGTGACATGCCGGACTGTCGTGCAGCCCAGTAGCGGGCTTTGTCTGCGTCTGAAACTATCCGTCTAGTCCCCATGTGTAGTTGACAACATACCATACGGTTCTGCTACTATCAATGTCGGTACGACCGGCACCTCTGTGACAGCCATCTGGCTTACGTCTCAAGTGTCGGTCATCTAATCGAGTAAGTCCCCCTCGCTGGGAAGCGACAGGGCAAGCATGACCCGGACCCCATCGCAGAGCATGGAGGTGGGAAGGGTGTATATGGCCGGAAACGGGGACCGCCCTCCCATGCAAAAAACGCCTGTTGAAGAACCTAGTACCGAGACATAGAACGGTAGCGCAACAGATACGTCGAGGGGGAGAAAAAGGATTTGTACGGTGTCGGCTTGAAGATAGCTAACGGCCACCGGATGCTCTCAAAAGAGTGTCGAAGCGTGGGGGGAGCAGAAGCCTGTCTGCTGTTCCAGCGGGCAAGACGCAAGCCGAACAGCATGAATGCCGCTGGCTACCGCCCTCGCAAGCTCGGTTGCTACCAGGATGCAACAAAGCAGGCTGGCCGACAACGCCGGGTCGGATACAACCTTTTTCTTTTTGGCAACTTTTTCTTTTTCTGCCAATAAGCCGCATGTTCGACACCCCGGCCACCCAACCACGTGACAGCCGTCACGCCCGCAAGCTAATACAAAACCCACTAATACAAACTCGACCAAGCAATACAACACCACAAAACCAACCACAAACCCCCCAGGGTATCAACTTCGTTGATACCAAACCTAGTGTGAACACATACAGAACCGATAATAAGTATATTGGCAGGGGGGTGCCTCGGCACTTGGCCGGTTGCGTGTGCAGCCCGAGCGCTCCGGCAGACAGGCAACGGGGACAGGCAGGGCGGGTCCGAAACAAAAGGCAGGCGGGCACAGGTAGCGGGGGACACGGGGACGGCAACAATCAGAAAGGTACCGGCGGAGGGGGTGCGTATGTTTCGGGAAGGTGCGCCTACAAGGTGGGAAGGCAGGCAGGTGGGGGTGCGGGAGGGTGGGGGGTTCGAATCTTGGGGGGCAAAATCCTGGTTTTTGGGGTGGGGAATATTTGCTATTTCCCCCTTGTCAATAGTCCGACTATTCGGTATTGTTGGGGGTGTCGGCAATGAGTGGCCGATACAGGAGCCATTTACGGTGGATGGGATGGGTGTCACGGTGATGCACCCGCTACCGTGTGCGCATCGTGTGGGGATTCGGTAGGGTTCACTGCCGAATAACAGACCCGCTCCCCCTGTCGCCTTGGGCGTGCCGATTCGATTCGGGACAGGGACGGTGCCCACCGTGGGCACTACATGAAAGTAAAGGGGTTAACAATGTTGGTTATCGATTTTCGGGCGGGGCTACTGTCCGACATTTTGGGAGCGGTCACGCCTGCCATGTCTTCGGAAAAGAATCGGCCCATGTTGAATGCGCTTCACTTTGAGATGCATCCAGCAGAGACGGCGAGAGTGTGGGCTACCGATTCGTACCGTCTGCATTCAGTAGAACTAGAGACATCGGCGCACGATGCTTTTATGAACCGTAACGGTTCTATGGTTTTGCCCGCCGATGCGGTGAAGACTCTGAGCGCCTTCGTGAAAGCTGCTTTAAAGAATCCGGAAAAGCGTGACACGCCGGTAGGTTTTGCGGTGGATGAATCGGAAGGGTTCGTGGCTCTTTCCACTTTCAAAGCGTCCTGCACTCTCCCGCTTTTGTGGGGTGAGTCGCCTAACTGCGCTTCGATTCTTGCAATGGCAGACAACCCGCCGACACTCCCCGCATGTTTTAACGGGGGCCACATGGCGGACCTTTTCAAGTCTGCCCAGGTTTTCGCCGGCAAAACCGACGGGGCGGTGATGGTGGCGGTTCACGATACGAAACCGACACGGGTTGAGTCGGTGCAAGGTCCGCACCGGTTCGTAGGGGTTCTGATGCCCCAGCGTCAACCGAAGCGCTAGAAGGTGGGGCGGGCAGGTGCCTTGCGGGGGTTCGATTCCCCCGCCGTCCGCTACCTCCCCGCATGGGGCGGGGGGGTTGAACATAATGAAGGGGTAAAGAATGTCTGAGAGAGTGACAGTAGGGGACCTGCGCAAGCTTGCGGCCGATATTGAAAGAATGTGCAAGGCGCTAGGGATATTGGAGGGGGGCGAGTGGTCCGCCGATTCTGCGGAGCCTATGCCGGAACATTTGGCGGACAGCCGTTACCGGTTCCCCCATTTGGTTTTAGATGAAGGCTCGGTGACGTATGGGCGGGCGTGGCGGTTGAATGGTTCCGGCGGGGACAAATACCGCACGGCACACTTCGACCCGCTCCGTTTGGGTTCGGGCTATTTGGGTTCCACCAAGGCGGAGGCTATGCGGGCACTCCGTGGCGTGCAGGCGGGCCTATGGTCCGCTATGGATGCGGCGGAGCGTGACAGCTACAGGGGGGCCGAGTGATGCGGGGGCATTACCGTGAGACGCCTTCACGCACGTTTACGGCGGAGCAATGGGCGGAGCGTGAACGTATCGGCGGGCGGTGGCGGGCCATGTTCGCCCTTGCCACCGTCTGCGGGGCGTTTGTTGCGTACGCTGCGGGCGAGTCTGAAGGGTGGGGCCTGCCTGCGGGTCTTGGAATGTTGGGGGGTGCGTTCACTTTGATGATGGCGGGACGGCGATAGTCCTACAGGGCGGGGGCGTTGGTGCCTTCGGTGGGTTCGATTCCCACCCCGTCCGCTACTTTTCGGCACCGTGCCGGAAGGTTAAACATAGAAAGGGTTCATATGTCTTTGACATTCTTTACCGACGACGGCACTTTTGGGGATGCCACTCCTGGGCGCTTCGTTGTTGTCAATACTTCACTTTGGACGGCGGAGGATTGGCACGCCGTCGACAATGCCCCCGACTCTGACCGTCTTTGGACGGCGGTCCTGCTGGCTGCACGGGTGCCGAGATGAAAACATATCTCCTCAAATGTGACTTGGGCACCGCTTATGCGGAGGTTGTTGTCTTGGCGGACAATCGGGGGGTTCGCCGTGGGAAGGTCCCTGCCCCTGTCGTCGAATATGTGGAGAGGTGGGCACGGGGTATTTGTTTCGGTGAGTCGGACGGGTCCGTGCGGGTAGCCGTGTCTGAATATTCCCCGCTGGTTTTGTCTTCACGCCCCGATACGCAACGTATAGCGGTGGCTGCTTTGGTGGCCGAGTGGGAAATACAGGTGGGCGGATGACATCTGACGCCTTATCTGTCGTCAAGCATGTTGGGGAGGTGGCGGGCCGAAAGGTCCGCCATCTGCTTTTGCCCCGTGCCCGGTCCCGCCGTGTTGTTTTCGTAGTGTTTCGGCGGTTCGGTTCGGTTCAAGTGTTTTGGTTGGGTCCGCATGTTCGAACCGGTCAACCGTGGGGGGCGTTGGCGGGTGCGTATCCGCATGGGTCCCGCCAAGCTGCGTTAGCGGCGGTTGCGGGATGCGGGTTGCCGTCTGACTGTATTGTTGTTGGGGTTAGGCGTGGAGTGTTGCGCAGATAGCTTCGAACCTTGTAGAGTCTTCTTCGTAGCCTGCGCTCCTGTCGGTATCCCCTTCCTGGCAGTTGAGCGCAGGCTATTGCATTCCCCAACCGGCCCTGTTTGCAATGGGACGGGTCCGTGCGCCAACATCCGACGCCTTCGTGCGTCATCTTTTGCGGGAGAAATGCCTGTCACGTTCGGTTGGTGTCATCCCGCCCCACATTCCGTTGCGGCGGACGTCCGGGCTTTCCCATTGTTGGACTAGCGCCAAACATTCTTTTCGGACGGTGCATTCAGCGCAGTATTTTCGGGCTTCAACCCAGCCTTCTTCGGTGTTGCCACCGTTGATTTCGGGGAAGAAGATTTCTGTTGGGGCACCGACACATGCTGCTTCGCTCATCCATTTAAGAGGCAGAAACATTGGTGTCTCTTTGTGCTTGGTATGCGGCACGTTGCTTGGGGGTGAGTCCTGCGAACATTCCGCAGCGGTGGTTGTGTGGGTCTAGTTCTATTTCCATGATGAACTCGAAACAGTCAGCTAGGACTGGGCATTGGTTGCAGTATTCTCGGGCTTTGTCGTACATGCGGGGTCCGCTTCCTCGCCCTTGGTAGAAGATGGCGATGTCCACCCCGCGGCATGCTGCTTCGTTTCTCCAGTTTTTGTTTCTCATTTTTTCCATTTCTTTGATTTGGTTTTTTTCGCTATCCGGTATGCCTGTGCTTGGTGGCATCCGCATTCGCATCCTTCGATTTGTTGCCGTGTCCAGGTTGTGAGGGCGAGGTTGACGGTTCCGCAATGGTCACAGATGTTCTGCATTGTTGATTTGTTCTGCTATCCATTGGGCTACTGGTGATGCGACTCCGTTGCCGCACATTTTGTAGCGGGTGGTGTCGCTGTTTGTTTTGCCGTCTGCTCGGGGGAGTGTGTGGTTGTCGGGCCATCCCATGAGTCGTTCACATTCGACGGGGGTGAGTCTGCGTACTTGCATTTCTTGCTCCTGTATGAGTGGCACGTTGTTGCCTCCTGTCCCCATCCTGTTTTTCAAGCATGGGGTGATTTCGTCGTCGTAGATTCGGACATCGTTGACACGGGTCCCATCAATGATGAGGACGGTTGCACGGCTATCCCCGGTGTTGTCAAAAGCGTTCAATGTCGGTGACACCCCCCCCCATATTCCATGTTTCGTAATCGTCAACATTTTGGGCACGCCTACTTTTCGTGAACCACATGGCTGTCCACCACCAGGTTGTAATATTCGCTCCCTGACGGTCCGCCTGTGCCTTTAGCCCATTTGCTGCATATAGAGGTGGCGAGAACGTCGTCTTCTGTTGTCCCAGCTGGCCATTGTTCTTCAACAACAACCGTGTTGGGGGATTTGTAGTCTCGGGCTGCGAGTGTGACTGTTACTTCCCGTTCCTGCCACCGTGCAAAACCACTATCTCCAAAGCCTGCTGGAGTTGTGGGGGAAGTGTTTTGCCCCGCTTGTTTGCCCTTCGCAGGATTCCTTCTGCGGCTTTCCCCGACAGCAAGTACCGGTCTGCCACCTCGTTGGAGGATTGAAGCATCGAAACAAGCGAGGACGAACACTCGTCTACGCCGTTAGGGGACTCCGAAGAACTGCGCATCAAGGATGCTCCATTCGATGTGATGACCCCCGAGGTCAACCATTTCTTCGAGGACCCTCTCAAAGTCTGCACCGTTGTTGCTGGATAAGGCTCCTGGTACGTTCTCCCAAATAGCCCATCTTGGATAGGTTCCGTTTGTTGCATCTCGCATCTCCTTGATGATTCTTGTTGCTTCAAAAAATAGGTTGGAACGTCCGCCGTCTAGACCTGCCCTTTTGCCTGCGACAGACAGGTCTTGGCATGGTGAACCGAACGTGATGACGTCTACCGGTGGTAGTTCTGCACCGTTTACGTCGGACACATCCCACCATTTCGGTACGTCCGGCCAATGGTGTTGAAGTGTTTGTTGGCAATGTTTGTCCCATTCGACTTGCCATGCGCATTCCCATCCGGCTGCTTCCAACCCGATATCGAATCCGCCTACTCCTGCGAACAAACTTCCGAATCTCATCGTTTCTCCACCATGTTGATGCACCCCAAATATCCGATGGCGTCCACCAGCGAATCATGGTGCCAGCCTCCACGTTCCACGGCTGTGCGTAGCCGTGCCATTTTGACTGACACCATGAAACAGAGTGCTTCATGGACGGTGAGACGGACGCCGGTTAGCCCGTAGAAGATGTCCACAACTTTGCTGTAGTCCTCGTACGGGTGTGCGTATTGTTGTTGTCTTGGACCGGTGATGAGCTGGTGTGCTTCACCCAGGATTTCGGCCCCCTTCAAAACGGTCATGGTTAGAACGCTTCCTCGTCGTCAAGGATGGTGCCGCCGAAGGTTTTGGCGACCTGTTTCACAACCTGCTCCGACTTGTCGATGAGAACGATGTCGTAGGTCATGTCCATGCCGACGTTTTCGGCCACAATCTTGGTGTATGTCTTTTTGACATCGTTTTTTTCGCTGGTCGTGATGTCGATACGTCCGACGACGATGACACGGTTGCCTTTAGCGAGGGACCCTGCCACGTTTTCTGCCAGTTTGCCGAAGCATGTGACGTTGTGCCAGGTGGTTTGTTTCTTGTCGTCTTTGCCTCGGGTGGTGGCTACGGTGAACTCGCACACAGCCATTTGGGAGCCTGTGTACCGCAGTTCGGGCTGTTTGCCGACGTTGCCGATGATGGTGATGTTGTTCATTCTGTTTCTTCTTTCCCCTTCAGCTGTAGCGGAAGGTTTCTGTTGAGTCTCTTTTGGCAGAGATGGTGTGGTGGTTCCAACGGTTTGATAAAGAGGGTTATCCTTTGGCCGCAACTCCGGCAGAACCATTCGGATTTCCGGTCCGCCATTGATGCCATTTCGAGTACCCTTTCTTCTCCGAATATTTCACTAATGCTAACGCAGCCCGCAGGTTGGTTCGTGCATTTAGAAGGTCTTCGCTACTTTTGATGATGTTGAGTCCCCGTAGATAGGTCACCCAACTGTAATTATTAATTTGGAGCAACCCCATATCGGTTGACCATACAGAGCCGTCTGCCCGCTTGTTGAGTCCTTTGTTGTGCGGTATGCACCTGGATTCACGCATAGCGAGACGGAACAGTTCTGGTAGTTCGCCCCTTCGGAAACCTACTTCGAGTGCCATGTTGACGTATTTCCGGCATGGTTCCGGGATGTTTGGTTTGGCCTCCACACGGGTGGGGGCGAGACTGATAATGATGATGGATGCCAAGAGCGCCGATTTGCGCATGATGTTCTCCTTTCAGTTTTGGCATTAGGTGGTGTTTTTCGTGGCTGTGCCTCCTTGTTGGGACGGGTTAGGTGAGTCTAGTCGTATAGTTCGTTGACCAGCAGGTCCTGTACATGTTTCGGGAACAGAAGGAACCCTTTAGCTGGGTTGTCTCCGGTTGCAGCCATGACACGTTTCTCTATGTCGTCGAATCCGTGGCGTTTCAGGAAGTTTTTGATTCGTTGCACGGAGACGATGATGAAGGCGTCGTCGGAGAACAGGTACACCCACCAGGATGCTTCGGTGACGTTGATGCCGGATGGTTTCCAGCCTTCGCCCCGTGGGTTTTGGTGGGTTTCTATGACCATTCGGCCGTTGCGGTAGCGGTCCCGTTTCACTTCGAAAGACCCGTCGTGTAGGGCGGTGAGGAACTGGTGGACGATTTGTTCGCCTTGCTCACCGTATTCCAAGTCTTTTTTGAAGTTGTGTGCTGGGATGTCGTGTTGCGGGTTGTATGGCATCAGTCGTTTTCCTGTTCCCTTTTGGGGTATGCGAGGGTTGCATAGCCTTTCAGCAGATTGTCTCCGAACCTGTCTCGGAAGGTGGCGCACCATATGTCTCGGTCTGTTGGGGTCATGTCTTTCCATTGGCCGAAGACGATGCCGATTTCTGCGCCGCTACCTATCGCCATACGCATCGCTTTCTTTGTGGACGGTGTACTTTTTGATGTCCAAATCGTCTCGGATTTTGTCTCTGATTTGGTCGCAGGCAGGGCAGTTGCATGGGCTGTCTGCCCAAAACAGGTCTGTTGCTACGTTTTTCCACCAGTCACGGTCTTCCCGTAGGCGTTCAATCTCATCACGACATGATGCATGAACATCTTTCACGGTTCCGCCAAACGGAGCATCAATATGCTGTCCAGTGCCTAGGGTTTCAGAAACCCTTCTTGCGTCGTCAATCACCACGCACCGCCTTGTCATGTTCTTCCCATGCGATAACCCACATTGGGTGCAGGTCTTTTTTGCTTGCCCCGCCTGTCAGCTTATCCAGCTGGTATTCGCCAGCGATGAGAAGGTTGTTTGCTATTTCTTTCCAGCGTTCAACTTGTGCCAGCAGCCGTTCAATCTCGTCGGCGGCTTCAGCGTGGCGGTTGAACCGTGTTCTACTCAAACGCAAGTACTTCACAATGTCGTCGGTCATCCTTTCACCGCATCCTCAGGAACCCCCCAGGAACCCCACCTGTCGGAGCGGGTCGCATACTGCACCGCAGTAATCTCGCCGTCCTCCACAAAAATGCTCAACAATGTCTGCGAGCCGTCTTCATGGGTGACCACCCACGGGTTGTATTCGTTACCGCTCATCAGCCACCGCCTTGTTGTATTTGCGTCGAGCATCACCAGCGCCAGCAGATGTGCCCCAAGGCAAATGGGTGTACAAAGCATCGGCAATCTCACGCCACCGTTTCGCTTCCAACACAGCCTCGGTCCACCGCTCACCCATTTCGTTGTACAGCTCGGCGCTAACGTCGGGGCGTTTCACTTCGGACACAAGAACCTGCAACGATTCGACGGTGCGGCGCAAGCCCACCACTTCGGGGCAGGTGTCGCATTGGGTTGACCCGCCTGTTTGTATCGGTTTCCAACGCATCAGTATCCCGCTTCCTTCAAAAGGTTACATAAATCGTCTAGCCGCATGATGGCGTACTGGTCTGAAGGTTCCCCGTAGGAGCGTCGTTTCACAACAAGAATGCCGTGGTCCGCTTTAGCGTTCTGCCGTTCCTGTTCGGTTTCTTTCAACCAGCCGGAGATGTCAAGTGTCTTGTGGTTTTTGCATTCCCACACCAGCGGGCCGGTTCCGGTGATGTCACCTTTATCCAGGGTGCCGTGGAGGGCGCGGCGCTCTGCATGAATCCAGCCTTTAGATTGCAGGAACCGAACAACGAGCGTTTCGAACGCTGTGCCCCGCCCCCTGTTGACACTCACTCAGATTCCCTGAACTCTAGAAGTTCCTTGTATGCGGCACGGAGCGCAGGCAGTTGTGATGCGGGGACAGGCTTATCCCAGTCAACCTGGGCGTTCGCAGCGACAAGCATGAATGAGAGTCCGCTGTCGGTGCAGGCTTTCTCGAACTGTTTGCGTTGCTGGTCAGACAGGTTTCCGTCAGTCTGCTCCGGTTTCGGTGCCGGTTTCGCTTTCGAGCCGACCTGCTTCTGCGGTTCGGGTTTGCCACCCAAATCTTCCCACTCTTGCTTCGTCCACAGGGACAGGCAGATGCCGAATCGCATGGCGGCGTTGCGCAGAAAATCGGAGACAAGTTCCTTGTCCAAATCTGCTTTGTCTGCCCGCACCGAGCCGACACCTAGACGGGCATGGCCGAGCAACTGGAGTTCCCCCCACATGGTTGCCATCCCGTTCTCAACATGAACCTTGGGTCGGCCCTCGTCCCAGGCGATAGGGACCCAACGCCATGTCGGGTCAATCTCAATCAAGAGCCGGGTGATGTCGGCATGGCCAACGAAGTCGAGTTGCATGTTCCCTTTCGGGAGTTTGCCAACAATCTTCGGGTCCGGTACTGCGTGGTCTTTCAACACTTGCAGAAGTTGTTTACTGTTGTTTTCTTCCATTACTTAGCCCCTTTCAAAAGCAAAGTGCGGACGGTGATTTGCTTGCTGTATTTCTCTGCCAACTCTGGGTGGTCGGCTTTGAGAGCTTTCGCATCAAACGATGTGCGGGCTTGCCCTTTCCATGTGGCGATAGTGTTGCCGCCGATGGTCGCCCCGTCGTTGGGGCCGATAAGTTCGCACAGTTGCGCTTTCAACTTGTCTTCAAGTTCTTTGTACGAGTTGAGTTCCGATTTGACATGCTTCAACTGGGATACAAGGTCCTTGTATTCTTCGCCTATCTCCACCAGCTTGTCTGTTTCCGGTTCGGGGTAACGTTCCTGGATGGAGGCGAAAGACCATGTGACGCCTGGTGGGGTCATGCCCATGTCGATGGCGGACAGCCATTCGGAGGCTTTCTCGATGTGTTCCTCTTTTTCGGCGGCTGACACTTCCTGCACATGGATGTGGAGTTGGTGGGAGCCATCAAAGATTCCCCAAGTGATTTCGTCGGTGTCTGCGCAGATTGCTTGCTGGATTCCTTGGATGCGCCAGTAGTCAAAGAAATGGCCGGGGTCCCACGGACGGTTGTAGGTTTTGATTTCTACGATTTTGCGGGTGTCGCCGTCCTCGTAAAATCCGTCGATAGTGGAGATGAGCCGTGCGCCCCGTGGGTCGTCGTAGCAGAACATTTCTTCAGGGGTGTAGAACTCGATGCCGAGACGTTCCGACACCCATGTGATGCAGATGGGTTCAAGGTCGTTGCCCCGTTTCATAGCCCAAGTCGGTTCGGTTGGGATGGGGGCGATGTCGGACAGTAGCTCGGCAGCGAACTTGTCGGGTGGGACGAACCTGTGCAACCCGTAGATGGCTGCGGCAGCTGAGGCGCTGATGCGCTTGTTGCCGTTCTCGTCACGGAACCGGATGTTCAGCCAGTCTTGGCCTCCGTGTTCAGGTTTGGCTAGGCGATAACGTTTGAAACTCATAACATTCCCTTCGTTTAGTTGGTCTAGCGGACACTATAACGAGGGGGTGTTACTTCTGCAAGGACCCTACACAGATATTTCTGTTGTGAACGGTTGCAAGAATGTTACGGTCCGCACCATCCCTTGCGGGATATAGATAACGTGGTCGTAGAAACCGTCCGGGGATTTCGATTGGGCAACCGTCAAATGTTTCGGTTTGCCACCTTCATCTTGTGTCACCAACACGCCGACTGTGACAACGATGTGTTCATCCATATCGTCTGTGTCAAGCTCATCCCAATGCCCGCTTCCGGCGTGGGCGTCAGCCCATTTCACCAGCACAGGTTGAGGTTCAGGAGTCACCGATTCGGTCATATTCGGGTTCCCCTTCCTGCTTGCATTCCCAACAGTAACGGGATTCACTGGTTTTCCAAGCCGTCCCACATGCGGTGCAGTACAGCCAGCTGTTGTCTGTCATACCTAGACACTACTACGCAGCCAGCAAACCCTTATTTTTCAAGGCTATGAGACGTTCAAATGCTCGGAGAAAGGTTTCGTGTTCGGTGGCTGGGACGACCGCTTTTTGCAGGTATTTGATGAGGATTTCAAGTTCGGCGTCTGTCATAGGACCTGCGACTGTAGCAGTTACAGGTCGCCTTTCGCATGGTCCCGGATGTGGGTGTCTATCTTTGTTTCGATACGGTTCAACCCGCTGGCCACAACATTGTGGTCTTCACGGTTCTCTTTCCGCATCCCTTGAAACAGCGCCGCCAAGATGCCGCCCACCGCAGCGATAGTGGCCACAATGATTGCCTCGCTCACTCGTACCACATCCCTCGGACGAATCGTTCCGATGGGTAACAAACAGAGTAAACAACAGCAGCAACGGTGCCAACACAAACCCCGACGAGAAGACGGCTAAAGCGAGAACCCATTTCACCCAGCCCCACCCATCTTGTTTTTGCGTCCCTTCTTCTCTTTGCGGGTAGGTTTCGCAATCTTCGCAGCCTGCGACACGGACCGGTTCAAGATTTCTTGGGGGAGACTGTCTGCGTCGAAGCAGATGAGGTGCCAAATCTCGAAGTTGGGGTTCTTCGGGTCGGCTACTTCCCATGACCAGCCGAAACGGTGGGCGTTTTTGACAAGCCAGTCAACGTGCTTTTGGCTGGAGCCGACGCTGACAACCTTCTTGTTGATGAGAGCCGCAATGTCCGAGGCACAGCCGTTGCCGTGCTTGGAGGTGCCAGGTGTACCAGCTGGGGCCATGCCATCTTTCAGGAAGAACGTCTTGCCCTTGTAGATGCGGGTCACCTGAGGGACACGTTTCGTTGGTTTCGTCGTGTAACGGGACTCGAACAGGGAGATTTGTTCCTTCAACGAGCGGAACATCCCAACATGGGAGTATTCCAACCCGTCAGCCTTCGCCGCTTCCAGCATCGCCTCCCATGCACAACCGGCCTTCCAATACAACTGGCCGTAAGGTTTCATGTTGGACAGGAGATGCGCTGGGATGTCCCCGTTCGGGAACTTTTCTAGTTCCCCAGGGATAAGAAACTTTTGGACGGGGTACATCATTCGTCGTCTCCTTTAACGTCAAAGTAGGCGGTCAACACTACTGCCGCAAGCATGACACCTGTAATCCAAAGTGCCTGCCTGCGGGTAGCCCCCGACAGGGTAATAAGAATGTACGCCGAACCGCACATAGCGACGACGATGGCTGCTAGTTGGCTCAGGTACTTTTTCATCTTAACGAGAATATCATTTGCGCCGGACGACGGCGGGGGCGGCAACCATGACTGCTCCGACAGCGACAAGGGCACGGCGTTGCCCTACCGTCACGGTGGAATCCAGCGGGATGTAGGTGTCTAGCCCGCCCCCAAAAATGTTGACTTGGTTCTCAAACTCCCGTTTCACTTCGGGTGGGGCGGCGCTGAAGGTGGCGGCGATAGCGTCCAGTTCGGTGCTGGTGAGGGTTTCTAGGTTGGCGACAATCTCTGCGACAGCCTCCTGGACCTGTTCGGGGGTGGGGTTGTCCCCGATGGCTGTGAGAACCTCCACAATCGCCTCAGAAGGCGTCGGGGAGTCCGGGGGGGTAGATGTTGCCGTCTGCCCCGTAGAAGCCTCTGAGGGGCTTGTAGGGGTTGTGGAAGGGTTCTGTGCCGTGGTTGAGCTGGCGGAGGCAAGGGTGGTCGTAGTCGTAGTTGATGGCCTCGTAGAAGTTGTCGGCGGTGCAGAACTCGTAGTCGTCGGCGGTGGTTCCGAACTGGTCGATGGAGTCGCAGACGGCGATGATGATTCCAACGGCGGGGTTAGCGGCAATGTAGTCGGCAAGGTCGATGGGAATAACGGGGTTTCCGTTGTCGTCGTACTCGGCTCCATCGTGGTCGATGTCGTTGAAGTCGATGTCGTCGTGGTTTCCTCGGGCTGTGTCGTCGTAGTTGTGGACGATGTTGGCGAACTCTGCGTAGTCTCTGGCTCGCTCGTAGGCGGCACCGTGCTCGTCGTCGTCGTACTGTCCCATGCAGGCATGGTAGTAGATGGGGGGAGTGTCGGCACAACCTGAGTGGCCGATGCGTACAGGTCATACAGCACCCCGTTGTACCAAGCCTCAGGGTTCCCGCAACACACACCGGCCCTCAGCCGGTACCATCCTGGTTGGACTTCGATAACGATGTTTGATTGCAGCCCGAACCAGTCGTCGTTCTGTACCAGTAGTTGACCGTCAGAGTTGTAGAACCACAACATCGGGTCCGACCACTCGTTCTCCACATTGTAGGTGCGGGCGGTGAACGTGGTGGTGGTGTTGAACTCGAACCAAAAATCTGTGGGGCTGGTCACCCGAATGTTCTCTGCGTTTGCTGTGGTGGCAACGAAGATGAGTGCCAGCCCCGACAGGGCTACGAGGGCTTTACTCGCTTGGCGTAGCAGGGGCAACGGCCTTCTTGCCAAAGGCTTCAGCAACTTCTTCCTTGGTCAGCACGCCGTCTTCTGCCCAGAAACGGAGCAGTTGTTCGGTGACTTTGGCTGCGGCCATGAAGCCTGCGAGGGCTGCGGCTTTCCACAGTTCTACTCCGATGACTGCTCCACCGGCAAGTGCGCCGAGAGCGGTTGAACCGAAGACTGCGAAGATGCGTCCGATGACTGTTTGAATCTTTACCATGATTACTCCTAGTGCTTAATGATGTAGTTGAGGACGATGTACGGTTGCAGGTTGTTGTGCGCCCCACCGCCACCTGTTTGACCTGTGTCTTTGGCATCGTGTTGGGCGATGGTGTGGCTGTGTGTCCCGTTTGCAGACATACCGCTGGTTGTCCCTGAGTAGGTGTGGCCGTGGCCAGGGTCGCTGATTGAAACGGCGTGGCTGTGGCTTCCTGCCCCGCCCGAGTCGTGGTTGGGGACCCCTCCACCGTTAACAGGAACAGTAGTTGCGGTGCCGGTCGCTTGTCGGTTAACGCTTCCGTAGGCTCTGGTGTGAACGTGGTCACCGACCGTATCGGTTGATGCGCTGATACCCGTACCAGAACCAGTAACGGAACCGCTGAAGGTGTGGGTGTGGGCCAAGTCTGCGGTGCTGGTGCTGGCATGGCTGTATGCGGAGATGGTGTGAAGGTGGACAGGAATCTCTGCGCTAGTCAGCGTGTGTGTCTTTGCTCCACCCGTCTCAGCCAACGTGTCGAACTCTGTTTGGGCTGAGTCCCGACCGACAATCGCACGGCCCTTCAGGTTCGGCAGGTTGAACGTGGTTGTACCGTCGCCCGCACCATATGTTTCACCGATGACAGCGAACAGGGCTGCGTAGGTGGTACGGGATACTGCTGTACCGTCACACAACTGCCAGCCGGTAGGGGCGGTGTTCGTGGACCATGCGTTGATAGAACCAGTCGGGACAAGGAACGCCTGCAAAGCAGCAGCCAAGTCGCCCAGTACAATCGTTCCGTCAGCAATCTTGGCTGAGGTGACAGCCGAGTCAGCGATACCTGCTGTGGCTACCTGCCCCCACTTGAATCCGTTGGCGGCGGTCGAGTCTGCCTGCAAAACGTGGGTGTTGGTACCGACACCCAAACGGTTAATAGTTGTACCGTCCGTGGCGATGAGGTCGCCCTTGGTGGTCATTGCGGATGCAACAAGGTTCGCTTCGTTCGCTTCAACAGCGGTGAACACAGGGTAGATAGTTGCGCCAGCGTCATGAGCCGAGGCTGAGGTGTCATCTTTTGCTCGCTCAATCGTGAGCGTGGTAGAAGTGATGCCCGTCACGGACACCTTTTCTTCCTTCGAGGTGCCAGGGCTTAAGACAGCAAAGAATGGGAAGGTGGTCGGCCAACCTGTGACAGATACCACGGTTGCTGAAGTTGCCGAGTTGGAGATATTGGACGACAAAGTGGTGCTGACTGGGGCACCCTTGTATCCTCTGCGAACTGGTAAAGCCATTGGTTACTCCTAGTTTTCGACGCTTCTCATAGTAACAGTAGCGGTTCCTTCCCAATCCCAGGCGTTGCCATAGGAATCCACAGGGGTCCACTCCACATCCTCAACAATCACCGAATGGCGGGACTCGCCAATCTGCAACACGATGATGCGAGGGTTAGCAATCAGGTCGTCCAACAGGTCGGTTTCTTCCTGCACATCAAGATAGATGTCCTTGTTCCGTACCTTGATTTTGTTGTGGAGTAAGACAGGCACAACGAAAACCTGTGACCGGAATGGGGCGGCGTAGGCTCGGGCCATCCAACGGGTGACAACGGGTCCTTCGGTGACGGTGGCGCTGCGTTCCAACACCAGTTTGAACCGTGCCTCAATAGCCCTGTTGTCGGACCCTGCGTAGGTGAACTCTGTGCCATCTTCGTCGTCCCATTCGCCAAGGTTGTCGTAGTCTTCGGTGTCGTTTGACAGGTAGGCGGTGACGGAACCTTTGAGTGGCTCTGACCGGACATCGACTTTGGCGACGAACTTGCGGTCGGGGATACCCCAACGGTAGGTGCCCAACTCCACCTCGCCTGAGGCGACAAGGCTGGATGTGTCTTCAGCCACAATGCCCACACCAGAAATAGCAAAACAATGTTTGTCGTCAAACGTGACAACAGACAACACATCATTGTTTGATGACGTATACATCAAATCGGTGGCGTAAGCCGGAGTGTTCGGGGCGGTAAACACAGATAGGTCCATGCGGCCAAGACCACTAGAAGTACCGTCATAGTTGGACCAAGTGAAATATGTGAAACGTCCAGTCGAGGTGAACTTTTTGACCGGCCCGCTAGTGGGAATCAACTGGCCAGCAACAAGGTTCGAGTTGCTATCTGTTGAACAGAACCGGACACCTTTGTCTGTTCCTAAGACAATAAAGCCGAGGTACCCGCTTATGGCTGTAACAACTTCCCCTGTTGGGAGTTCGAGGGCGACCACGCCAGCGTCCAACGCACCGTTTGAGGCAACCGTAATCTTGTAGATAAGAGACTTTTTGCCTGAGTACCCTGCCGCATATGCAGCGTTCTGCCCTGTGGCTACACCAACCCATCGGAACTCTGTATCGGCTGGGGTGATATGGGCAGATTTTGAACCACCGGAAGAAATCGTGTTCAAAATATGGTCATGCGAACCGAACATGAACTGTTTAGCGAACCCCAACATATAGTACGAATCTGATGAGTTGACATACTTAGTGGTGCTGATGGCAGAGATAGAAGTGTTCGGGATAATCTGACGGACACCATCGCTGGGGAACGCTAGGTAAATCTTGTAACCGTCTGTGGCCATAGCCGCACAGGTCCCGCCTGGTTCTCCGGTGCAGTCTGTCCATGTCGGGCTAGACGCATACGGGTCAGCGGTGAACTTCACATCGCCGTTCAACGAAACATAGACACGGCCATCTTGAACAACCATGTGCTGCGAAGTGGCAGAAGACGCTAAAGACACCTTCGTGGTATTCAGCAGGCTTACCTGCCCCTTAGTCCAAGGGTCAATACCCTTCGACTTGTAGAACCGGAAATCCAAAGACCCACCGATATCCGCATACTCCTGCCCTGCACCCAAATGCCACGAATCCTGACCACGCCGCCACAACCCGCCAGGGTTAATAGCCGCCTCGCCAGGAGCAGTCGAAATGTCCTGCGAATCACGGACACGCTGCTCATACCCCCGCTGGAACCTGCCACTCTTTTGGTCCACCATGTAGGGCCGACCGTTGATAGCGACCGGATACACCGAAGGCACAAGGGACGTAGTGCCCGTACCCGTAAAATATGCAGGGGTGTTCAGGAACGGGAGCGTGAAGTTTGCGACTGGCATTTACGCCCTTTGCAAAAAGGTTGGGTACTGGCGGGTAAGTTTCGCAGCCTCAGCCGTAATACGGTCACGACGCAAACGCAACAAGTTCGTGATGCTGTTCCCAACAGCGCCAGGAGGAACCTCATCCGAACGGCGGGTGTCGCCCTGCGACTCGGTAAAGTTCCGCTTCACCTCACGGGGGGCGATGAGACGAATCTGCGACCCGATAATCAGGATGTCTTCAGCCGACTCAGGGAACCCTGCAATAGACTGCAAACTGTCATTCTCTGTAGCGACCCGTGTGAACGGGGCCTTGTAAGACACCCGCAGGTCACCGTTGCGTACGTCTTGGTCGATTTGTAGAGCTAGACCGGAACCGAAATCTTTTGTCGGCATATCCCGCAAAAGTTTGATTTTGTGTACCTGTTGGTAGTCGTCAGACTTGTATCTTGAACGCACTTCAACAATGTCAATGACTGTGCCGATAGTCGGCAAGTTGATTTGGCGGTTCGACCCGTTGTATTGGAGGTCAAGAATCTTCACTTGGAACAGGCCGTTCATCGGGGAGGCAAGGTCAGCCAGCTCGTCGTTAATTGATTCAAGGATTTGTGAGCGGGGGAAACGGGGGTTGGCGATACAGACCGTGCCGTTGGTGTGGGCAGCAGCAACCGTACCGTTAAACGCCCGTTCGACGGTGAGAGTTTTCGTGGACTCCACCACCTCCCAAACATACATCTGCTCCGAACCAATCTCAATAACCGAACCGGAACGCACCGAACCCAAGTCGTAAGTCAGCACACAGGTCAAAGCCGTGGCTGTCATAGGGGCAGAAAGTTTGTTCCGTTCCTCCACAACCCCCGACAGGAGTTGGCGTTGGACACGGTTAATGACATTGGCAACAGTAGACATCTACTTCTTCTTCCTGGCCTGACTGAGAGCAATAGCAACAGCCTGCTTCTTAGACTTGACAACAGGCCCGCCCTTGCCGGAATGAAGCGTGCCGGACTTGAACTCCCGCATCACCTTCGAAACCTTCTTAGCAGCCTGCTTCTTGGAGGGCATTACTTCTTCTTTTTAGCAGCCATCTTCTTGGCTGCTTTCTTCTTCATGCCCGCCTTGCTGGAACCGTATTCCTTCATACGCTCCTTGGGGCCTTCCATCATTTCGTGCTTCTTGCCAGACATTTTTTTCATAGGCACATCATAGCCCATGCGGTTCAGGCCCCGTATCGGTCGTCCAACTGGTCAGCGAACTTGCGGTGGGTTTCCTCCACCAGCTGTTGTATCAGGCCGTTGCGTTGCCGTTGGGCGGTGTGGTTCCCGATGTGTTGCTTGTACAGCATTTTGGGGATGTGGGTCATGCGGGTGGCGAGGGCTGTGCGTACGCAGAGTTCGTAGTCGTCGGCTATGGGGAGGTCTGGGTTGTGTCCTCCGAGCCGGTGGTAGACATCGCTGCGCCAGACTCGTACATGGTTGGGGGCTGAGACGATGTGGGAGAGGGTGGTGCGGTTGATTTCGGGGGCTTTCATTGCCCAGACTTGGTGGGTTTCGTCCCAGTAGTGGTCGCCGTATCCGAAGGCCCAGCCGTCTGGGTAGCGGCCTGATTGTCCGTCTGGGAGGATTTCGCACCAGTCGGAGTAGAAGAAGCCTGAGTAGGGGGCTTTGTCGGCGTATTGTTGGATGGTGGTGAGTGCGTCGGGGGTGAGTTCGTCGTCGTGGTCTAGTTCGGCTAGGAGTTCGCCTCTGCCGAGCATGAAGGCATCGTGTTTGGTGGCTCCGATGTTGCCGTTGCTGGGGGTGTGGGGCCGGTAGATGCGGATTCGGTATCGTTCGTCGGCGCAGTATCCGTAGAGTTGGCGGTGGGTTTCCCAGCCTGGGCTGTCGTCGATGATGACCCATTCCCAGTCTTGGTGGGTTTGGTTTTTGAGGGAGGCCCAGGTGCGGGCGAGTACGTCTGGCGGGGTGTTGTGGGTGCAGGTGACTACAGAAATCATGCGGCTTCGTACATTGCGGTGAAACGTATTTGGTCACTCGCTGCTGCGCCGATTGACGGGGTTGACCCGAATACCGACGAAGCGCCAGTTAGGTCGGAGTAAAAAGCAAAAACAGACGTAGTAGATGCAAGTGTCGTCAGGTTGTAGACGTTGTTGGCTGAAGCATCATAGAAAAACCCGCTTCCCAAAACAGGCCCGTTAGCGACAACTATTTGTACTGGGGCCGATACCGTTATTCCGGTGCCTGCTGACCCTGTTCCGGTGACTGACAGATGCGCTTGGGCAACAATCGTTTTCCCAAAACGGGTGTACTTTGCATACACGGTAGTGAATGTCACGTTTGAAGATTGCGATACGGTCGGGGTCCACGAAATCCATTCGCCAGGAATCGTGTCTTGTTTCGGGGAGAAGTAGTCCCAGTTGGCTCCGTCCCACACCCGCAGATAACCCGTGTCAGTCTCGTAGATAATCTGTCCGAGGTACGGGTTGGTGGGTCGGGTGGTCGAGGTGCAAACCCCTGGACGTAGCCCTGTAGCAGACGACGAAATACTCATGCCGGACCTACATCTTCCAACTTGACCTGCAAAGAATATGGAGAGTTGGCAAAAAATCTTGCTGTATTATTTTCTGCCAAACCACTAAGTTTCAATGTAAATGAACCTGTACTGGTGGCTTTATACAAGCACGTTCCAGCACTTAAAAAGTATTTGCCATTCAAAACGTGCCACACCCATTGCCCTAACACATTATTTGAACCATCACGGATATACGCAACTATGTAGCCATCTGCAGTAAGTTTGGTTGTGGTCGCAGAAAATGTAAACGAATAAACTCTATTTGCAACTGCGTTGAATGTAAACGAGTAAACATCCGTGATACTGGTTGTAACAGTTACATCACCACCTGTTGCTACTGCGTAACCTTTTCCGCTTGTCCCTCCCGAAGTGGTATCAACAATCCCCCATGCTGTGTTCCACGGCGGGTTCCATGCAGCCCCACGCCAAACAAGAATCTTGTCCGTGTCAGTCTCATAAATAACCTGCCCCTCATACGGGCTGGCAGGACGAGTCGTGCTGGTACACACCCCAGGACGGGCAATCGCAGAGGTCGGAACATAGTTAGAGATGGGCATCAGTAGTTGCTCGCTTTGATGATGTAGTTCATAACCATCGTCGGCTGCACGTTGTTGTGCGCCCCACCGCCACCCGTGTTTTGGTTAGTTGCGGTAGTAGCAATGTTGGTTGCTGTTG